CCTCTGCGACATGCGGGTAAAGCTCAATGTGCAGCTCATGGAAATCGCCGCCCGCAGGTTGCAGGCGCAGCAGGGCACGTCTCAGGCCGAACTCGAATTGATGAAGTACCAAGTCGATAGCCGTCAAAATTTCCTGGTGGGGATGTTTCGCGTGATTCAGGACCGCAGCGACGAATATCCCGACCTCTCCGAGATGTCCAAGCTGGCATTCTCTTTAGGAGATGCCGGCTCGGGCTGGGTGGCGCCTTAATGTTCAGAAAGAAGCGACAACCAGCGCCGTATTTCAGGATGCCGGGTTCGCCCTACAACCCGGCTACTGGTGAACGTGCGCCCTTGGGTCGCTACGCCAACTCAGGGACCACGCTGGCGACGTTTCAGGTGATTGGCGACGATCCTAACGACCCAGATCAGGCAGACAACCACGTCAACTACATCGTCTGCCGCGGGTTTGATCCAGACGCCGACCCGAATTTCCGCTACCTGCACGACCCGTACACGGCGGAGGACTCGACGCCGATCAACGTGGCCAAACCTTATTTTGTGCGCGGCACGTTTCCTTACAAACGCGGGCAGATCGTGGTGGCGGCCAAGATTCGCACGCGGCTGGGCCAGAACGCAGGCGTATCTGCGGATTTCGTCGGCCAGCCAGAGGACTTAGACGAAGAAATTGGTCTCCTGACTGACGATAACGGCGTGGGGATCGCGTGGTTGGATATGTGCTGCTTGCCGCGCCCTGGAATTCCGTTTCTCAATGACTCGGGCGAAACGGCCCCGGCCTATGCGGTGATGAAGATCACAGATGACATTGCGAAAGCCGCTGGCCAGCCATTCAGCCTGGTGATCGACAAAGCGGACAATAATTGGAGCGGGTTGTATTTGGTCAACGGCCCGCGTGCCATTGCTGATGGAGGGACTGGGACTGGTTATTTCTACACCGGAGACTACCCAGATCAACTCGCGCTCTACAACAGCGCCAACACGCCAGCTCCTGGAGAGCAATGGTCCCCGGTTCCTGATTCGTGGCTGCTGCACAAAAACGGTCCCGGCTTTTTTATTCTGGGCGGCGCTGACGGCACGAAGGTCAACATCATCCAGAGGATTCCGGGCCAGATTCTCGTGAAGAACGACAGCGGCGGGGCGATTGCTGGAGGCGGAACTGGCACGGTAGCTGTCTTTGGCGGCGCGGCTGGCAGCGAATCGGACTCCGGGTTCAATGTCAGCGTTTACAACCGCTCGTCGGTGTCTTGGGCAAGCAATAAGTACGGCTTCGTCGAAGTCGTCAACGGTCAAGCCTACGTTTCTCCGCACCAAACATGACCGAGCATCGCGTTCGCCAGCTCCGCTTCTACTTCTGGGCGTTCGCCTGCTGCCTGTTCGCGCTCTGGAATCCGTGGTTTTCGGCTGGCTTGGCGTGGCTGCCGCTGGCGTTGTTTATGCCGGAGTTTGCTGCGGCCCCCCCCATGTGCTCACGCTGCACGTCCGCCACAGATACTCACAACACAGTTCAAATCGACATCATCGGGGCTGTGGATAAAACTGCGGGGGCGATTTGCGGCGACTGTTCCTACGTCAACGTAAGCACGGCCGTTCTTACCTGGACGGCTCTTGGGTTCCCGGCCTGCACTTGGAAGCTCAGCGTTACCACCGACAGTCCTGGCTCGTGCTGGGAAAACTTTGAGTTGGAGTTTCATAGGAACAATCCGGGTCAGAATACGCTATGGTTGACCTCATTCACCTCACCATTCCCAGACTCTCAGCAATGGGAATTGACAGGCAGTGGCGGGACGCAGGATTGCGATGATACGGAAACTGAGAATTCTGCCGGTGTCCAGGTTCCGGGTGGCGGTCACGGCTGCGACCTCAGCGGAGCATCGGTGACGATGACACCGCTATGATGCAGTGCATCCAATACGAAACCGGCGAGGTTCACGAATCAGGCCGCAAGATTCTGCGGTGCCGGCGGCGAGGGTGCGACCTGATTCAACTCGTTGAGTTGCCCGGCAGCAGAAGAATTCCAAGGGACTGTGGCGGCTTCCCGTTCTGGTGGGAGTTCGGTTGGTGGATTGAAGGATGGCTGAGAGGCCACGGCATCACCAAGGCCCGCGTCGAAGCCGTAGTCGGACATTGCAACTGCGACGAGCGGATTGAGGCGGCAAATGAGGCCGGTTCCGCAGCGGCAAAGACACTAGGCCTGAAGGAATAACCAATGGCAATCGTTCTGAAATACGGCGCTCCTGGCCCGATCCTGCTCGCTGGGGCCGCGGGCGGCAGAGGGCATCGCGAAAACGAATACCAGGACGACGCGCTCAAGCTGTGGCAGCAGCAGCAGCAGCAGAATTTCCAGTCCCGTCAACTGTCGCAGCAGCAATCTTTCGCAGGTGGGCAGGCGGCCCTCGACCGGGAGTACAGGTCGGAACTGCAAGGCGCGGCGTTGAAGGAATCGCAGACGGAACGCGATTACAGGGCAGGGCAGCAGAAGAGCGCGCAGGATTTCCAGGCGGGACAACAGAAGGGCGTGCTTGAAGCTCGCGCCGGAGAGTCAGTCTTGGATCGCGAGCAGCGAGCCTTGGCGGATAGGCAGCGACAGGAATTCGTCGCCGATCAAAACACGCTGACCGGCTTGCGGAGGGGCGAGCTGGAACTTCCGCAAGCGGCGCAGAGGCGGCTACAGCAACTCGATGCGGGGCTGGTCGAGGCGATGAAGCTGTCGCCGGCCGAGCAAGGAGAGTTTCGGCAGAAGTACGAAGCCGAGAAGCGCAATCTGCTACGGCTGGCCACTCCGTCGCAGGAGATGTCTTACGAAGATCGGGTACGGAAGAACCTGGGTACCAACTACGAGCAATACAAGAGCCTGCCGTGGCAGTTCAATAATCAGGGCGAGATGTCGCTGCCTACCGGGTTCAAGTTGCCGGGCAACGATCAGGAAAAGTCCAAGCAGCAGCTCACCGAGGATTTCGTGACGCGGTACGAAAAGCATCGGAAGGAACTGGACGAAGAAACCGGCCTGCCGATTTCCGATGAAGTGGCCAGGAAAAAGGCGCTCGACGATCAGATGGCGACTGGACGGGCTACTCAGTGGTATTCGGGGCGCGGTTCGCAGGCAACGGCCTCTGCACAGCAGCCGGCCGGGGAAGACGCGATTTGGGGCGCAAGAGCGGCGGAGGGTGCTCGTGCGCAATCCCAGGCCATATCAGCGGCGGCCGGTCGTCCTGCACAGCAACCGCAGTCAGCAGCCCTGCCTGCGACACAGACTGCGCAGCAAGCCCAGGCTCGCAAGGATGGAATGTACAGAATTTCCGATGACACGCTGCTTATGATTCATGGCGGAAAAGAAGAAAGGCAGAAGATCACCAGCGAGAACAAAGATGGCGTCTCCTACGGAACTGGTTCTGTCCGTGGTGCGGCTTCTAGCTCACAAATAATTGACGAAAGACCAAAAGCAGGTCCGCAAACGCAAATGCAACCAGCCTCGCAGTTGACGCCCGCACAGCAGCCGCTGTCGCTGGCGATTCCCCAGCCGAAGACGGTCGAAGAAGCGTCCAAACTGCCACGCGGCTCAACCTTCCGCTGGACAGACGGTTCGATTCGCAAAGTACCGTAACTATGTTCCCGCTTTCCAAATAGACATTCCGCTCGCAAAAACAGCCGTGGCGGCGAGATACATTCCCATGCTCTCCCAGAAGGACAGTTGGAGCGATGTTGACAGCGAGGCGATTACACAGCCAAGGATGCAGACCGCGACGGCGATGCTCTTGCGGGCCATTGAAAAATCGTAGCAACTACGTGAGGCAAAAGAAATGCCACCGCTGACCATTGATGACTTCCCATTGGCCGAGGAAGCTGATACTCCGAAGCCGCTTTCGATCGACGACTTCCCGATGGCGAGCGGGAAGGATTTAGAGCAGAGCGTTTCTCCCAGCCGGGCACTGGGGGCCGTGATGCAGCTTATGGACGATCAGGAGCAGGACGACCCACAGCTTGCCGTCGCACGCTGGGGGCACGGCGAATTGAGCAAATGGGCCGGACGGATGCCGTTCCTGGGTCACGCTTTCAAAGCCAGTAACTCCCTGACCACGGCACGCTCTGCCAATCGGATCAAGGACGGCAAGGGGGACCAGAGGGATTACGTCAACGTGGCCATTTACTTGCGGCAGCAGCGGGAGTTAGGCAACCGCGGGTTCGGCAACAAGCTACTCGATTCAGTGCTCGATATTCCTGGTTTCGCCCAGGAGTTCATTATGACCACGGGCGCTTTCACCGCCGCGAAAGGCGTGGTCGGCAAGGCGCTTGGTGGCCTGGGAACGGGAACAGCCGCGAAGGCCGTGCAGGCGATCGTGCCATCGGCCGCTGGCGTGGTGGCGCAAACGGCAGCCAACCCAACATTAACGACCGAGATCGCAGCCGCCAACACCGTCCCTGACATCGGGATGACCACGGCTGACGGCGAGCAGTTTGCAACGATTGGCGACGAACGGAGTTTTTTGGCCGCCCTGCCGCCCGCGTTTCTCGACACGATGATCGAACTTGGCTCGGAGCGGGCAGGCGGGGTGATCGTCGGGGCGCTGGGAAAGATTCCAGGCGCGACGCGGATCGCGGCGCTAAAGAACGGAATCGTCAACCGCTGGCTGTCGAAGCCCGGTCGCAATCCCGGAATGCTTGCGGAGACGCTGAAGCAGGCCGGCTGGAATGGTGTCATTGGCGAAGTGCTCGAAGAGCGCGTCGGTGACGTTGCGCGACTTGCGACCGGGCTGGAGTCGGCGGAAGAAAACGTGACCGGCCAACTCGCGACTGGGAGGTACAAAGAGGCGCTGGAGCAACTGGCTATCGAGGGATTGGCCTTCAGCGTGCCGGGGGCGATCAATGTTGCCTCGCGCGCCGTGCCCGATGGAAGGGCGGAGCGGCTGGCCGAACTCAAGGCCGTTCGCGCCAAGGGCTACGTCTCCGCAGACGACGGCCAGGCCGCAGGAATCGAGGGCGAGACACGGAAGGAACGATTGACCAACACGGACGCTGAAATTCAACAACTCGAACAGGAGATTCAAAATGCCGGCACAGTACCAAGCCCTGAAGCGGAAGTACGGCAAGAGCAAGGCGGCGCGGATATTCGTGGGGAAGGGCAAGTCGAAGTACCAGCGGAGCCAGCGGGCGAAGTCGCTCCAGCACAATCGGAAATACTGACTTCGCAGGAACTGCGCGACTATTTAGCGCAAGCCGAAGCCGCCGCGCCGGAAGCGTCTGAGCAGCCGGAGCAGGACGGCGAACCCCCGGTCCCCGATGGATACGTTCGTGTCTATCACAGCGGCGGACCTCAAGACGGAGGCGGCCGGTGGGTAAGTACCGACAAGACATACGCCTCGGACTACCGCCCCGACCTGCCGCTTAGCTACATGGACATCCCTGAGAGCGATCCGCGTGTAAATAACCCGGACTATGCGGAGCAAGGGGTTAAACAGGGATTCACCTTCAATTTCGAGACGACGCCAGAAGAAGCGGCAAAGCTGACTGAAATCCCGCGCGACCAGCAGGCCGAACAGCCGCGCGACGTCGCCGCCGAAATCCGATCCGCTCTCACCAGCGGTCCCGTCACCGTCACCACGCCGCAAGTCCAGGCCGGCTTCCAGGTCGCCAAAGTCCGCGACGACGGGAAGGTGGTTACGAAGAAGGGGCGTGTTATGACGCCGGACGAGACGTGGGAAATTCAGAAGCCACAGGAGCAACCAAGTGCCCAGCCTGAGCCAGTTCGTGAAGCAGTACCTCCAGTCCCCGAAGCCGCACCATTGCCAGCAGCCGCCGCGGAAGCTGTTCCGCAAGCCGGGCAAAGTGAAGCCGCCGCACCGGCCAAAACCCGGATGGACTTGATTCTCGATGAGGTGGAGAGGTCCGGGAAAGAAATGAACGTGCAACTCGAAGGGGCAACTCCCGACGTGTTAAAAAGGGCAATTCAAGCAGCGAGCGATCGTGGGCTGTGGGCAACAACAGACGGAAACAACCTGCTTATCAGGCCCGAAGCCCCGTCGCCAACCGCGGCAGCAGTTGAGCCAGTGGCTTCGCCGCTTGCAGCCGAACAGCCTGGCGTCGAACCGCCAGCCATTCCAGCGCCCGAAGCGGCCCTGCCAGCTCCACAAACCCAGCCTCCAGACACCACGGGCACGAAGAACGTCAAGACCGACGGGCTTCGCCAGAAGGCCGGCATGGCGGAACGCCCGCCAGTCGAGCCGGAGACGCGCGACGAGTGGGATTCCAAAGCGGCGAAGCGCATTGCCGACGATCCGCAATACGCCGGCAAGCTGGCCGCAGAGTTGGCCGCGAAGCCGCGGGCACTCGATCCGGTCGAAGAGATGACCCTGAACAGACATCTGCGCGACCTGGAGAACCGGCGCCAGTCCGGGGAAGACGTTGCCGACGAAATGGCTACCGCTGTCGAGGCTTCCGAGCGGGCCGGAACTATCTGGGGACGGGCTGGCGTTTCCCGGCAAGCTGAACGCGCTGCCGATTTCTCGCTGGAAGGAATCGTCCGCCAGCACCTTCGTTCCGTCAACGAGAAACCGTCCGACGAGCAACTGGCCAAGTATGCGGAGATGGCCGACAGGATCTCGAAACTGGAAGGCGAGTTGAACGAAGAGAGACAGAAGCGTGTCCAGGCCGAGATCGACAAGCAAATTGCCGAGAGCAAGAAGCCGGAAGTCGAGCCGGCGGCCAAACGCCCCAAGAAAACGACGGAACGCAGGCAGGCAGCAGAGAAGAAGGTTGCCGATGCTTGGGAGAACTTCCGCAAGGCGATGCAGACCACGGCGGGATCATCCGGGGCGAATCTTATTGGACCGGCTGTGGATGTCGCTAAGGCTTACGTCGAGCTGGGGTACGTGAAGTTTTCTGAATTCATTGCCGAAGTCCGCACGAACATGAAAGACGCGGACGAGAATCTGTTCCGACAGGCATGGGTCCAGGCACAGCCGAAGATGGAACCCGACAAGCTCGATGCGTCAGGCATCGGCGTACTGGCCCGCAAACTCACCCGCTGGGTGGTCGAGTCCGGCATCACGGAGCGCGAAGCGGCGGTTGATGCTGTCCACGAGCACCTGACCACAATGGGATTCGATCTCAGCCGCTCGGAGACGATGACGGCGATTTCGGGCTACGGTGAGTTCAGTGAACTCTCCAAAGACGAAGTGAGCGTCAAGATTCGTGGGATCAAGGGCGAGCTGCAACAGCTTCTCAAGCTGGAAGATATGCAGGCCGGTCAGGCCCCGAAGAAAACGGGCGTCGAACGCCGCGAACCGACAGACGAAGAACGGCGGCTTATCAAGGAGGTCAACGAGGCCAAGAAGCGCGGCGGGTACACCGTCACCGACCCGGACACGCAACTGAAGTCGGCGCTGGCGTCGGCAAAAACGGCCGCCCGCAACCGGATTACCGACTTGGAGAAAGCGATCGCCGCTCGCGAGAAGATCGTCAGCGGGCAGACGGCGCTCAAGGCCGACGCGGAATTGACGGACCTGCGCAAGCGACGCGACGCACTGAACGAGGAATACAGGAAGATATTCCCGCCGAAGAAGAACGGACTCTCGGATGCCCGCCGCCTGAAGATGGCCGAGAAGATGCTGGACCGACAGCTTAGCGATTTGCAGGCGGACCTGGCCGCCGGCCGGCTGGGGCCGAAGGAGAAGAAGGCTCCGCTGACCTCTCCCGCCCTGGAAGAGAAGCGCCAGCAGCTCAAGTCTCTCAAAGAGGTTCGCGAACAAGCCCGCGCCGCAAGCCCTGAGTATCAAGCTCAAGAGGCCGCCAAGCAGAACACCAGGTACAAGAAGACTTTGGAGCGATCACTGGCGTTCTGGGAGAAGCGGCGAGACGACGCCGTGCAAGGCAAGTTGCCGGCGAAGCGCAAGCCGACTCCGGTGGACGACGCGATTCTGGAGAAGAAGTACCAGATCGAACTGGTCAAGCGTCACGCCCGAGCCGAGATCGAAGAGGCGGAGCGTGCCGCGCGCGGTCGAGCGGGCAAGGCTCTGGGCTTCGGCGGCGACCTGCTCGACCTGTCGCGGGCCGTGATGACGGGCTACGAAATGTCGGCAGTCTTGCGCCAGGGGGCGTTTTACACGCTGGGGTTCCCGAAGCAGGCATTTCCGGCCGTGTGGAAGTCGATCCAAGCGGCCTTCAGTCGGCGGGCTGACTTCGCGCTGCACGACGATCTGATGAAGCGTCCGAACCACGCCGACTATGTGCGCGGCGGGCTGGAAACTACAGCCTCCGATGGCCCGCTGTCGCACCGCGAGGAGCTTCTGCGGTCAAGGATCGCCTCGTGGCTGGCGAAGCAGCAAGGCGTTGCAGCAGCCCTGCCGAGATGGGCTTCCGAGGGGCTGCTGGGAAGCGAACGGGCCTTCCGATCGTTCCTGAACACGATGCGAGCCGATCTGTTCGATTACATGAAGGACAGCGTTGAAGCGTCCCGGCCGGGAACCTGGTCAGAGGAGGACGCGAAGACGGTTGCGCATGGGGCCAATGTATTCAGCGGTCGGGGTAAGCTGCCTTACAACCAGAGCGGCGTCGGCTGGTCGCGGATTTTCTACGCGCCGCGGTGGGTCTGGTCGCGTGGACAGTTGCTCGTCGGTGAACCGCTCTGGAAGGGGGACCGGGCGACGCGCGTGGCAATCGGCAAGGTGTACGTTCGCGCGGCGCTTGGTTTATCGGCGTACACGATGCTTCGGCACGCTGTCTATGCGATGCTCGCTGGGGACGACGACGAACATGAGCCGGAATACGAACTCGACCCGCGTTCCAGCGACTTCGGAAAAATGCGGGTAGGTGAAACCAGAATCGACTCTGGAGCCGGTTTTAATCAGCTCGTGACGCTGGCGGCTCGGATCATCACAGGGGAAGCCAAGCGGTCGTCGGGAAAGATCGTGCCAATTCGCGGGGACGACGTGCCATACGGCGGGGACGACACCGGAGATGTGATCCATCGCTTCCTGGACACGAAACTGGCGCCGCTGCCGTCTGCGGTGATGGATTTCATTCGTGGAAAGAACGTCGTGGGCGAGAAGGCCACCGTGGGGAAGGTCGTCGGGGACCGGGTTACGCCGATGACGTGGCGCGATATTTGGGACGCCGAGAAGGAATTGAACGTGCCCCAGGGAACCGTCGCGGCCCTGGAAGCGTTCTTCGGGGCTGGCGTCTCGACCTACGGCTCACGAAATGAGTACCGCGACTCCAGCGAGGAGCAGCGCAAGGAGATGGTCGCGAAAGACCTGAAGAACATGAAATGGGACTCCCCAGAGCCAGCCTACGGCGAGTTCCTGACTACTGGGCAGTTGAAGCAGTTCGACGCCAGACGGCAGGAGAAACGCGGCCTAGTCGTTTACAACGCGACGTACACCGGCAAGAACGAGGACGAACTGAAGACGCGCGATAGGAACCGAGAATACCTCTCTGAGATGGGCATTTCCTTCGAGGAAGCCCGTGATTTCCTGAAGGACTACTACCGCCGGCCGGACGAAAAAGGCAGGCCGGGCAGGATTACGGAGGGCTATTTCCCGAAGCTCCGGGCCCTGAAGCGGATTTACGACCGCCAGTAGGCCTACGGAACCTGGCAGGTGGCACAGGCCGAATACGTGCGGCCGTAACTGGCCTGCCGGCTGGCTCGCCGCTCTTGCCGCCGCTGGACGCCCAGCACTTGGCCGGCGCGGGCCTTGGCTCGCTGGAGCAAGTTGCACAGCGGACCAGCCTCGGCCGAGACTGGGGCGACAAACAACACGCTGGAGATGACCAGCAGGGCGATGGTGAGACGTTTCATTTCAACACTTTCCTTTCAGGCCAGCCGCTTCTACGCGGCGATGCCATTTCGAGTTACCGGACACACATTTGCCAGACTTGCGACGACTGCGGACAAGTCCCTTGCGGGCCGGGCTGACGGCGACAGACGACGTGAACAAAGAAACCAAAAAATCAATTCCGAGTTTCATTTGGCTATTTCCTCAACTTCCACCGCGTGTACTGCCGCGCCCCGACAACAAAACTCCGATGCGTCCGCGTGCCAACGAGGCCAGCGAACAAACCAACCGCCGTCCGCAAGCCCAACGGGGCACGGGCCTGGATCAATTCACGCTTGCGGGCGTCGTCAAGTTCCAAGGCTCGCAGCACGCCGGGGGTCAAATCCTCGCGCTCGACGCGCATAAATCCCGCCTCATGCAACTGCTGGCCGAGTGCCAAATTGACCCCCGCTTCATGGAGATCGGCGAAGCAAAACGTGCCGCCGGGCTTCAGGACGCGGTAGACTTCGGCGAAGAACTTGGCTCGCGACGGGTAGCAGTGACTCGATTCGACGTTCACTACGCAATCGAACATCGCATCGTCGTAGGGCAGCGCCAGCGCATCGCCGAGTCTGAATTGCAGATTGAACCCGGCCTGATGGCGGTTCTGGCAGAAGGCAATCGCCCGCGGCGACAGGTCGCAGCCGCGAGTTGGCCCCGGCCCGCGATAGCGGTGCAGGTACGACAACCCGCCCCCGCGCCCGCAACCGACTTCCAATAGCGACTTACCGCGCAGGTCCACGCCGGCCGTGACTCGTTCATAGAGCTGAATGCAATAGCGGTCGGGCTCATCGTCGGCTTTCAATTCGAGCAGCGTTTCATCGTCCGGCCCGGCAAAGCCGTAGTTCATAAACGTCCAGTCGGCGAACGTGAACCCGGCCAAGTACTGATACAGCCGATTGAAGGCCCACTGCTTGAACCGCGGGAACCATTCGAGGGGATGCGTCCAAAGGAACATCCGCGGCTTGGTGGCCGGGCGTTGAATCGCGATGGTGCGGAGGGCGGTCATACGTTGGGCTTGGTGATGACGCGATAGCGGCCAGCTACGCCGTCGGGTGCGACGACATACCGATAAGTGACGTTGTTCAGCGTGAGCGACAAGTCGCCACGAATGGCGATACCAGCGGCGAATGTCTCGGCGAAAATACTGCCCGTGATCGGTGGGTTGGTCGGGGTCGGTCCAGGGCCGGGGCCTGGAATCGGTTCGCCGCCGAAATACGCTCGCTTGCGTGAGAAACTGGTATCGCCCACCCAGCTCGGGCGCTTCGTGGGGCTGCCGATCGACGGGTTCATAATCCCGCCGTTGGTGTGCGAGAGGCCGTCGCTGTGCCCCTTGTATTCGTGGGTCAGCAATTCGGCCAGCGTGAACTTGCCGGGGTTGAATCCGTTGTCGATCCGCGCCGTGACCGTCTGGTTGCACGTGTTGGGCGTCGGGAAGTAGGCGTAGCCAATGACACTGCCGGGAATTGATTCAAACTTGACATCGTGCTGCGGATTGGCAAACGATCCATCTCGCACGTGGCGCACCGCCTGCCCGATCTCCGCTTCCGTCTCCTCGACAAACCGCAGCACTTCATCGAGCATCGCCTTTTGCGTGGACGAGGCTCGGCTATCGTCGAGCCCCACGACGACACTGTGAACGTCCTTGCGGTTGGGATCGCAGCCGACGGGCCACGATCCGCTGCCGGTGGCTTGTGCCTCGGCTTGATGAGCGGCCCACGTCTGGTAACTGAGCACGGCCGAATTCAAACCGGGGTGGCCGTAATCGAAGCTGGCGTTGGGCGGCGGAGCATGGTCGGGCATCGCACACCGCGGCCACTCCATCAGCGCATTCGTTGCCGGACCGCAAAGACCATCGCACACAGCTTCACGGCGATGAAACAAACGAGCCAGCACGCCAAAGTTAGCATCCGCTTCCTGCCAGGATTGAATCGCCTGCTGGGCGATGGGGTGATCGACGGCCAGCTTTTCGACGCTTGACCGATCGACGTTGCGCACGTCGGACTTGGCCGGGTTCCAGAAGTGCCCGTAGCGGTAGGCCAGCAGCAGTTTTTCGGAGTCGTTCATAGCACGGGCTTGGGCACCGGGCGATACTTGCCGCTCCCATCGGGGGCGATGATGTACTGGTATTTGCCGGGCGGCTGATTGGGCGCGACCGTCACTTCGAATCCGCCGCGGATGGCTATGCCGTTGTCGGCCTGTTCGGCGTGAAGCGTGCCGGCGACGGCCGGACCTGCCGGACCGGGACCAGGTGTAGGGCCAGTGCCCGGAAATCCCTTGGCCCACGGCAGCCAGGCGTACTCGACATCGGAGAGCCACCACTTGGCTGAACACACCCATGCGCCTTGCGGCTTCGGACCCCATAGATGTTTGGGCCAGTAGGTGTCGGCGCATTCGCCGCTCCACCCCGAGCCCCACGTTTGATGGTTGATCAGCGGGAAATCGTCGGCAGCCCAAGTGAGGCGGTGATTATCCGCAAACCACTTCCGGCACTCCTCGGTGTCGTCGTAAGCGACCGTGCTCTGCATGTGGGCGCCGGTCGAGCCTCTGGTGAACGGCTTGGACCCGCCGCTGGTGCGGACCCCGCCGGCATGGAGCACGCCGCCGGCCTTCATTACCTTTTTGAAGCCGACATGGTCCCCGTTGTATTGCGTGATCGCGCCGTCCGCGTAGCCGTGCTTGGCCTGGGTGTGCTCGACCATCCAGCCGGGAATTCCGCGGCTGCACCACTGGCGAGCAACGATCTGTTCGTTCTGGTCGTCGTCCGTGAAATCGACCGTCCCACCAGGCAGCTCGTACTTCGTCCGAAACGCACAGCCGACCTTGCGAGCGACTGAGGAAATTCCCGAACCGCTCCACCCGTCACTACAGTAGCCGCGGTTCGCGTATTTATACCAAGCGGCCGAATGCAAAAAGGTTTCCGAGACGCCCGTGATCGATGGATGCATCACCCGCCAGCCAAACATCGTGGTTTCGTGCTCGGCACAAGAGCAATCGACACATGAGCCGTAATCCTGCTCATTGCTGTACGGCTCTGGCCCCTTGCGCCCGCCGGCTTCCCACAATTCCAAAGCGTGCCGGCAGTTGATATGTCGCTCGCCGTCGCCGTCGGCCAGTTGGCTGGCTACGTCACTAAACAGCTTTTTGGTTCCCGGCGTGTCCCGCTTGAATTCATCGGCCAGGTACTGCGCTGCTTTTCGCGCCCAAGCCGGCTGATCATCGCGGTCGATAAACGCTCCCACAAATCCAGCCCGATAAGCCGACTCCATGAACTTCGCCTTGTTGCCGAAATCGGCTAAGCGCGCAAACCTGCCTTCCAGCCGGTTGCTGTCAGGAATGATCGACTGCAAATATGTGTCGCTCATTGCCGCGGCGCAACTCCCTTTTGAATCGGAGCGGTGGTCGGCGGCTTCGGTGGCGTGGTCGGCGCGAGAACTGGAGCGGGCGGGCCAGGCACGGGCTGCGGCGGGAGCATTTGCAGGATGATTTCGATGATGGCCTTGATCAGCGTCAACATTTGCCGGATGTCGATCGCGTGATATTCCCGATTGGGGATCGAGGCCCCGAGCCCGTCGGACACTTCACGCAGCAGCTTCGAAAACGCGGCGTCGTTGCCGCCCTCTTGAACCAGTGCCGTGAATTGTGCGTTGAGCGTGTCGCGAAACGGCTTCCAGGCGAGCGTGTTGGCGCCGATCAGCGCGTCGGCTCCGGCTTTGGCGATGAACGCGATGGCGTCAAAGCCCTTCACTTGCCCGGCGTCGATTTTGTTGGCGACTTCGGTGTACAGCAGAGAGAGCTTAACCGCGGTATCGGCGCGCGCCGGATCGGCCGTGGCTTTTAGCGCCGAGTCCCGGATGGCGATCGCCCGCTGGGTCAGTGCCGGGTCGGGATTGGGCAGCGGATCGTCGAGTACGATCACCTGCTTGAAGTGAGTCGTGATCGGAGACAGCGTGGGAATCCCGGTGATCGGGTCGGTGGCCAGGATGTAGTAGCCCTGCTTGGAAACGACCAGCACGCCGTTGTGATCGGCGAACGCCGGCGCAGCACAGCACCACGCGACAACCGCCAAGAGGGCCAGGCGAAGAGGGGACACGGCGGAACCCTTATGGATTCACTGCCGGACCCTCCAGGGGAGGTGAGCCAGAAGTGGCGAGATTTTAACGCGACCCTCCGTGGGAGGTGCCGCGGTCAAGCCTGACGCCGCAAATCCTAGCGATTGGGCTCCTGATTGTCAATTTCGGCCGACACTTCGACAACGACGTAAAACGCACCGTCCCGCTTCGTGAGCTTTGGTGCTGGCGTGCCGGGGTGGAGCTGGCTAATTGCATAGTCGATCAACTGACGCAAGGTGTACCGCTTCCGCTTTTTTCGTTTCGTCTTCCCCTTCTCAGCCATTCCCTGCCTCCCGGTTCACAAGAGCGCCGGCTACAAGCCAGTCGCACTTAATGAACCATTACCCGATTTTCAACGAAGGCAATCCGATTGGAATCAGCAACTCCTCCCGGTTCGTCACTTGGCCCTCGCTTTCAATGCTCGATCTTTCCAAACCGACACCACGAATTTTAGGTGAGCCACCTGCGCCTTGAGGCTGCGGTTCTCGGCATCCAGAGTTTTGTAACTAGGCCGCTTACTAGGGGTCATTGCTCGCCTCCGGACTTCAGGGCCGCTATCTCCGCCTCACGTTCGGCCAGTAGGGCCTCGGCCAGCTTCCTCGCGCCGAACACTAGGGCATGGTCGCTCATTCGGTAGTCCTTTTGGTTGGGTGACAAATCCGCTCAAAATATCCCTTTTAGGCGACTCGTTAAGCTCGTCTATTCAAAGAACACGTCTGCTGCCTTAGTGCCGCCGTCCTTGGCGTAGCCAGAAAACTACAGGTCGCGGGTATCGATAAACCAGCCGATTAGGAAACTGAGCATCTTGCCCTTGGGGCCTCGGATGCGGCCGATGATCATGGGGTCGGCCTTTTGGCGCTGTACGGTGCGCGGGCCGTCTACAGTGCAAATCTCGTCGAACACCTTGCGGGCCATCGCCGCCTGGGTCGCGTCCAGTAGCCGGGGCTTTATGAACTTCACGGGCAGGGCCACGGCGCGGAATTTGTTGGCAACGCACCAGTCGCCGTCTTGTTCCCGCTCCCCTTTGTTGTTGGTCACATAATTGGTCCGCTTCCTGATCGTGGGGATCGGCGAGACAAACTGGCCTTCGCCGATGTCCAGTGATTCGGACTGCTGGGGAAGATTGGGGTTGCCATAATGCGATACGGCGCCGCCGCTCGGCCTCTCCTGCGAAGTCCTGATGGCCACCACGTCGCCGGGGAAGTTGGGCACAAGGCAATGGCCATCCTCTAAGGCGGCCTGGACCTTTTCGTAGTAGGTGATTTCAGTGTTCAGACGCCCTATCATCCCGCTGAGTCCCGTCGTCCGAATGCCGTAACCGGTGGCCTGGGCGACCTGCTCGTCGAGCGTGTTTCGGTCGGCATTGAGCGCTGCGACCTTGGCCTTGGCCCACTCGATTAGCGCCTCTTGAGCGGCGCCCATTTCTGCGGGGTTTTCGGCAATCACCAGGAGCTGGCCGGCTGGCTCCGTTGCGATTTCTGACGGCTGAACGGTGGCTAGTTCGGTACTCATTTTTCACCTTTGGGGTTGGCTGGGACTTTGAAAACAGTGATTCATAAATGGACCGCCTTCTCGCTCTGCTCAAGGGCCACAAAAAAAGCGCAGCACATTTGGTTATAGGACAGCTCGTACGACCGTTCGGATAGCCACAGGTCGAAGGCTTCTTTAGTGAGTGACTTCCACGGTTCAGGGATCACGTCCACGCCCCTGATGCGCATATGGGGAGTGACTTCGAAGATTCCCAAGGTCCGAAGTTTGATTTCGAACCATTCGGTTAGGTCGGCGATCTGCTGGTGATAGAGCGATTGGCCTCCGCCAGTGCGTCCGAGGACGATTTCCAATTTCGCCATTACGTCTCGATCGTTCATAGCCGGTATTCCTCCAACTGAGCCGAGTAGGGAAGGCGCACGGGGTGCCGGGGAGCGCCGCCGGCGGTGCGCCCCAGGCAGTGCAACTTGACCTTGGCGATGGCGAACGAATTGACCACCACTTCGACGCGCTCAAGCCCGTTGGCATCTGCGCCCCAGGCCGCGACGGTCAAATCGCACAAGCCGGCGTAGCGGCCGATCGTCGCGTCGTTCATCGGGCCGATCGGATCTTCTGCCTTCCACAAGTCCCGCGGATAGGTCGCGCGGAAGGCAAACAGGTTCAGCATGACCAGCGAGTCATGGCCCCAGAGCCGCGCGAATCCGATGCAGCGCCGTATCGTGGCGTCGTCTTCGATCTCGTCGGCTTTCGAGGGGTTCAGGCCGATGAAGGCCACGGAGCTATTGCGCGGTCCCCAGCGGCGCCAGAGCGCATAGCGCCAAGTACGGCACGGGGAAAGCAGGGCGGAATTGCCGACGGGAAATAGCATATTCATGGGCATTCCTTCCTGAGACCCTCAGTACCACCGTTCCACCAAACGTAGGCGACACCGACTGGCCGGCGGTCCTGAGTGCGGCGTTTGAATTGGGCGGCAAAAGCCTGTTTCCAGCGGTGAAAGTCGTCGCGGTTTCCTCGCCAATCGACTGAATCATCTTCAAACCGAATGACCAACGGGAAGAGCTTCATAAGCTGGCCGCGCAACCACTCTCTATCTCGATCGATCCAATGCCGATCGTCGCGGTTCTCGATAAATGCCTGCCAGCCGCCCATTAGGAATTGATCGAAGTAGGCCACCCAAACCTTGTATGCCTTCCACTCGTTGACGTAGCGTTTTTGGCGCAGTCTCTGCCGCTGCTGCTCGCGGCGCCTCTCGATGATTTCGGCCCATGTCACCATCCGATGGCCGTTGACTCCGCTGCATTCGACGTAGGCCAGCTCGCGCGGCACGAGGCGGCCCTCGCGGTACGCAATCCCGCCCGGCATCAGCGCGCCGCGTGAGATAATCGCGTTGTACGTTCCATCCAACATGCTCATAGGTTCTTATTGCGCGTAACTGGGGCCGTTGATGAGGAGGACTTCGGGGGCGTCGTCGTTCGATTGCTTGCGGCCTTTTAGTCGCACCCACGTCCAATGCGGCTCCGGGTACAACTCGCGAATCAGCGGATGGTCATAGAACCGGCAGACGATGCGGCAGGTTGTGAATTGCCCAAGTCGGCTGGCAAGCTGCTTGTGCTGCTGCTCAGTGAACTTGTGCTTGTAGTCGTCGCCGGGGCCTGGAAACGGCGGGTCGAGATACAGCGCGTGACCTTCCAAATCCTTCACGTTATCCAGAAACTCAAACACGTCTTGAACAACGAAATTGCACCGCCGCATGATCTCGCCCCAAGCATCGAGCGATTCGATTGCGGAGCGGTATCTCGTGTTGCTGTCGCCGCCAGTTGCGGACCAACGAACCGGCAGACTGCCCTTAAATTCGTCGTCGGTCCCGGCCTTAGCAGAGCGTCCCATCCAGCAGCAAGTGAAGTAACACAGGGCTCTCAAGTTTGTGTCGTCCGGGGAAAACCGGCTGCAAAGTGCCTGGGCCGCGGCCAAAACTTCTGGATCGAACATTTGCGCGTCGGCTTCTTGAGCTAACCAGGATCTGCGCTTTGGGTCAGCTACGACCCTCGCAAGATTGATGATGTCGCGGTGCAGGTCGCTCACCACAATCGTTGACGCCTTGATATGCGCCAACTCGCTCATGCCGCCCGCGAACGGCACGCCCACCCATTTGCAGCCGCGTAGTTCCTGACCGACGGTATGGCCCAGCATCCGATTGCTCCCGAACCACGGCGCGAGGGCTGTGGTTTTCATCTTGGGTTCAGTATCAAACAGGGTCTCGCTCATCGCTCTTTACTCCGTCGTAAGGGAACGCTGAATGGGTGGGGGTGGACTATAATCCAGGTTTGATTAGCGATGCCACTTTCTGTCGCATGTACGCCCATCGCTTCTCTGGGTCAGTTGGGGCATATTCGTCGTTCAGGGCTTCAATCTCCCGAATCAGACACGGCGCGACGTTCAGGACGTTGCCCAGTGCATCGTGATCCTCGGGGTCGTACTTGTCCGGGTCAGCACCCTTCGCAACCAACACCGCTCCCAAAGTGCATACCTCGCCGTCCGCACGTAGCTCCCATGCGATCAACCGCTTGTCAGGCATAGCGTCCAATGCGGCAAGTGTGTCGCGTAGCAACTGCTGCCCGCGTGAGCCTCGAATGGCACTAGCCACGCGACCGCGCCAACGTCCAAGAACGAGTGGTTCTAAATCATCGTGGTATCCGCTTCTACTCATCTGAACGTCCTTTCGTGTTTAAGGGTCCGCCAAGTCGGTGTCATCAGAACCGTGTCTCTCTGTGCGTATTCCAGATACCGTCGCGCAATCCCCGCCACCCACTCCGGTTATTTAACGAGGTTCCAGCGCCGAACGAACGGCCCCATCCTCGCAGAACTACATTTGCCTCCCGGCGCCGTCCGGCGCGTCCCTCGGCGGTGTCGTCGGCTTCCTTGCGACTACCATCGCTTAGGCGGGTGTAGGTCTTTGTCGCACAGCCTTTGTCGCCTCAGCGGTCGGTAGCTGTACTGTTTAACCGTTTGCCAGTCGGGGGCTATGTTCGTTTCTTAAACATCTTCTTCTGACCGTCTAGAGCAGAGGAAATCGGTTTGATTCCGCAAGAACTTCGGTGACTTCGGTTCCTCGATCAGCAGCCTGGCGAATTCACGCGGCTCCATGTCAACCGGGGCGCGAGTCTCTGGCAGTTCATCGAAGGCATGGCTCAGTGCCCTTACGGCATCACCGAGACGCAGGCTCCATTCCTTTTGCTTATTGTCGGACAGGTTGCCGCCGAGGCGTTTCTCGGCGGCAAGTATCTCGCGATAGGCTTGCTTGATTCTGGTGAGAATCGCGTCCCTGACCTGTTTTTGTGTCATGTGGGCGCTCATGTTTTCTGCCCTTTCGCCTTGTTCAGGAATTCAGCCATCCGTTCCACTCGTCCCTGAAGCTCTCCGATCTTCGCTCGGTCGTTTATTTGCTCCAGTTGGAGAGCCTGAACTGCCAAGCGGAGTTCCTCGATCGCCTCGTAAGCGTCTTCGCCGTCCGCCAGAGCCCGGTTGATTCCGTGGGTCGCCCCCCGGTAGCCCTTCAGGACTTCCTGGAAGCGCTCCTCCCACCAAGCCAGCGTCCACTGGTCTGGCTTGGTGGCGAGTCGTTTCTTGAGTTCTTCCGTGAGGTCGGTCATGGGTCAAAACGCCGCTCCTGCTGTCTCGGACTCGCGAACCTCATACTCCCCGCCATGCCCCTGATTCACCGTGAACGGGTAAAGCTGGGCCACGCGCCGATTCGAGTCGTCAGAGCCGTATCTGGGGCATCTGTAACGGTGCCCACCGATAGTCACATGAGCCGGAACGCGGTCCTTCGTCCCCTGCTTCTCGCACAAGCTGCGGAAGATCCCACAAGCCTGCTTCCACGTCCGGCCGCGCTTCCCGGCCATGTAGATAGCGCTAATCATCAACTGCTCAGCGGAACGAACCTTGGCAGGCTTCTCCTCGCGCGTGACCTCTTTCAATTCGCTGCCGTCGAATTCCAACCCCTGCCCGCGCCGTTCGGAATGACTCGGTTCGTAGCCGCAGTTCCGGCACTTCCCGCCACGGTAAATGCTGCTGCACTTCGGACATTCGATCGTCGGGCGTGATTTGTGCTCGCCTGGTTCTTTGGTGGTGATGTCCAGGGTCCAGTGACGCTCATCTTCAAAAAAACCGTGGCGAGCTATATTGCCGCCGTGGTCCAATATGATCGCGTCTGTTTTTCCTGCGTGGGTGCGCGATGCCCGACCGACCATTTGGCAATACCGAACGACGCTTCCCACGGCCACGCAGAGTTGCACGCAGCCGATCGCCGGGATGTCGGTTCCCCGCTCGACCACCTGGACGTTGCACAGATAATCAATCTGGTGGTGATTGAGCTGCGAGAAGATCGTCTTCCGGGCGACGTCCTCCGTTTCCCCGTCCACGTAACCCACGCGCAGGCCGGCGGCTTCAAGCTGGGCCATCGCGTCCTTCGCGTGCGACCTCCTGGGGAAGAATCCGACTGTTGGCCTGCCGTCCGCAAACTGCTTCCAGTCCCTGACCAGATCCCCAGCCAGGCCCTCCATCGCCGCCGCTTCGGAGTCGCTGGTGAATTCCGAACCGCGCTTCACGAGGAGCCCCAGCTTCCCCTGCGTCGCCCGGAAGTACCGGAACGGACTGAGGAAGTGGTTGTCGATGAGCCACTGGGTTGACGGGCCCAGGACGATTTCCTTGTAAACATCCGCCAGCCCCTTCGCCTGCGGAGTTGCCGTCAGGCCGATGACGTAAGCGGGATGGAGCCCCAGCGATTCTCTTCGCGCGTCGTGGTATTGCAAGAAGCGGGCGTATTTTTCGTGGTGAGAATGAGCCTCGTCCACGACGACCAAATCGAACGTGATGTCAGTGGCGTACTGGTTGTTTTTAATAAACCAACTCAGCAGGGAATCGATCGACGCAACCTGAACCCGTCGGCCGTAAGCCGTTTCCCGCCCCGACATGATGACGGCGCACGGAACCGATGGTTCCTCGGCGAATGAATCCACCGCGTTATCAACCAGCCCGCGCCGATGAACAGTGAACAGACTCCGGCCGGTCTGGTTAGCGAGCGGTTCCCGGTTCGCCGATGCCCCCAGAATCCACTTCGCGCAGCGCGTTTTGCCGAACCCTGGATTCGCGCACAGAATCACCCGCCCGTGCTTCGCCAGGGCGGAGCGCGTCCTGTCGCGCAGGTCGATTTGGTGTTCGTAGAGGGAGGGTAGAGAGATCATGGCAATCCCAACGCCTCGCGAATCTTCGTTAGCTCTGAGTCCATCGAAACTTGGGACATGGCAATGGCATGGTACACGGCCCGCTTCCATTTCCGTGACCCATAGCCCTCCGCGTCGCCGAGGCGTTTCAAGCTCCGCGCGAGGTTATTGGTTTCTGCAAGTTCGATTTGCCTGGTTTCTCGCTCTTGTTTGGTTTCAAGGTTCATTTCCACGCCCTCGCTGTCTTGAGTAAGAACTTGCACGAAGCAATCGCTTCCGTATGCTCATCCGGCTTCGCCAGCAGATAGTTCAGGTCATCGAACGCGCGCATCAGGGCTTCCGCTGTTTTGACAGTCTTGCTTCGCTGAACCCCGATTCGGTCCTCGTCCGCGCCACCTGTTGGCTCCCCATGCGGATGGTGGCACTTGGCGCAGACGACGCACCCGAAGTCGTCTTTCGTCCACTTCGTTGACGCGCAATTCGGGCACTTGCCGAGCTTGTCAGAAGCGACCCCCGGCTTCTCCTTGCCGCTCCTCGGCGGCCGGGGGCCTTGCTCCTGGGGCTTCGTGCCCGTTCGGTCTTCCTCTCCTGAAGGATCAGCGGCCTCGCCCGTGGCCGGGCCGGGCGAGACAGGGGCGGATGATGACGACGCGCGAACGCCGCCCGGCTTCCCCTTGTCGCTGAGTTTTGCAATCAGGTCCAGGGCTTCCTTCCTTGTCATCCCCTTTCCGGACTGCGCAATCTGAATCGCCTTAGTCAGTGCTTGTTTCGGCGTCGAAGGCTTGGCCAGTTCGTCAAGGGCCGAGTCCTCAAACTGAGCAAAACAGAGGAACCCCCCAAATGGCGGCGGTTGTCCCACGCTGGGGCGCGTGTCCGTAAGTATGTGCGGCGCAATGATTTCCCACCGCGAGATTGCGCGATAGGCGCTTGATCGCGAGATTCCGAGACCTTCAACCCACTCCCCAAAGGACGTTTCGCTGTCGTGTTCCAGGCAGGTATTGCGAGCCTGGAACAGCTCGTAAGACAGCTTGAAAAGCACGTCCTTCCCATGACGGAGTAGCTTCAGCACGTCGGTCTTGTGCCGATCGAGCTTGCTTTCCAGTGTCTTGTCGATCAGTACAGCTCTGGTTGCGCCAGCCACGCTTCGATCTCCTTATTGGACTGCGGGAGTCCCTTCGGCCACGGGTCGCAATTCCACTTGTCGGCGGTGAATTCGGGGATGCCTTCCAAGGTCACGTCAGGCGCTCGCCGGTCGCAGGCCCAGCGAATGAACTCTACGATCGCGGCGGTGAACTGAAACCACTCGCCGCGAATCCTCTGTTCCTGAAAATGCGCGTGCAGGAACATTTCCGTGTACCGCTCATCCGCTGGCATGTATCCGAGAAGCAGCAGCGGTTCAGGCGTGCCGATCTGAAGCTGAAGCAGCCGCAGAGCGCAGCCATTTGCCGTGTAGCCGATCTTCACCGCCAGGCTGTGCGGTGCGAGGATGAAATAGACGTGCCCGGTTGGATCGGTTGGGCACCACATTGCCTGAAAGTGTTTGCGGAACGCTTCGGCGTGTTGCTTCGGTGGATCGGGGAAAAGCAGGCTGATGGCCCGCATGATTCCGACCTGAAACAGCCCCCAGAGCCGGGCGTACTGCCTCATCTCGCGCTCTTCGACGTTCCCCCGCAGGTACTCCGGCACAACGTCGAACCAGCGCTCGGTCATCGGCGAGACGGAGCCGCGAATGATGTCCAAGGCATTCCCAGTTTCCTCCGCACGTTCGACGGCATGTGAGAAAATGTCGCATAGCGCATCTGCTCGCGGCTTGGCCAGGGATTGCTCCCCGGCCTTCTTGAGCTTCAGGCACTCGACTTCTGGATCGTTAGGCACTGGCTTTCCCCTCCCGCTGAATCGCCTCGAACACTTCCTGGCGATGCACTGGAACATCGCTTGGGGCTTCAATTCCCAGCCGCACCTTGTCGCCGCGGATTTCGACGACGGTAATTACGATGTCCTTGCCGATCATGACCTTTTCGTTCTTGTGTCTCGAAAGCACGAGCATTGAATTTCCTCCGTGGGTTAAACCAACTTTCGGGCGAATTTCACGCCCACGATTCGCTCAAAATCATCCGGCTCCACGTACTCCCGCAGCGTTTGAATCACGCCGCAGTAATACGCAGGTGTTTTCTGGCCCTCGAACTTCGGCCGGCAATGCTCGAAGTACCATTCGGCCAAAGTCGGGTGATGCCATTCCAGCCACCGAATCCAACCGGCGGAATTCTGGTGGGGCGACAGGTCGCGGTCGAACTGGTGGCAACTGGCGCAAAGGGCAATGCCGTTCCGCAGTTCGTAGCGCGTGGCTTCGTGCTGCCGTGGAACGAGGTGATGGGCTTCGCAGTCTCGCGCCCCGCAGACGGCGCACTTGTTCGCCCAATCGTCGCGAACGGCCAGCGACCAGAGACGATCGGCCATATCCCTGAGCCGTCCTTTGGCTGGCAATCCGCCGGCAGACTTTTTCCTTTGTTTAACCGCCATACTTCAGCCTCCGCGCAGCCAGAATCCTCGCCGCCATCCTCGTCATCGTCTCGTCGCTTAGAAGCGAATAGTCAGACAAACCCCTCACGTCTTCCGGTTTAAGCGGCGCAATCGCGTCCAGCTCATCCGCGGTAAACGTCAAGCAAACGTTCGTTTCGAGCTGCCCTTCCCGACCTCGGAAGGGAACGATGGTGGCTGGAGTGTTGAGCATTGCGTCCTCCTTGAAATCGAGCATGAATCACGTCAACAGAATTAGGTCTTGGCCGCCTCCGCATTCGTTTTCTTCGCCGTCTGAACCAGCCCGCGCCACGGGTTCGGACGGGCCTCGCCGCTGAGCCGATTCAGGTGAACCCAAATCGCGGCCCAGTAGCCGAACATTTGGAACTTGTAGCGGGCCAGCGAATCCCAGGCCTTCGCCTCGGCCTCGGCAAGATCGGCCAGCACTTTGTCTTTCACGGTGTCGGGTGTTATTTGCACAGGTTCAAACCTCTCCCTCTTGTAGCGCATCACTTCCCGGTCAATCGCCCTGTTGTCGCGTTCGATCCAGGCGTCGTCGTCACGCATGGCAGAACTCCGCCGCAATGATTTCCTTCACACGCTCCGCGTCGATTCGCCGCACCAGGGCAATGAGGTTTGTCATGTCGATGCGGAGGTCAAGCCGCTGCAAGTCCGTCAGCGGGTACTTGTCGGCTATCTCCTCGATGCGGTCGTTGATGGGGTCGATTGCGATCATGTGATCCTCGTGGTATTGGGTAGAGTCAAATCCGTTCGCAGCCTGACAAGTTTGCGCGTCACTTCGAGCTTGCTCTCGAATTCGATCAGCGCCTTGCGCTTGGCCGGCTTGATTCGTTCGTCGTCGGCCTTGGCCGCGGCGATGGCCGCTTCCACCGTGCCGAACAGCTTGACCAGATCAGCGGAACCCTTCTCCCCGATTCCGATGACTCCCTTAATCCCGTCAGTCGCGTCACCCATGATCGTTTGGTACTCGACCCACTGGCCCGGCGGAATTCCAGTCGCTTCGGTGTGCTGTTTCGCGGTGAGCCACTTGTAATCGGGTAGGTGTTCGCCGGTCGTTTCGTCTTCGGCCCACTTGATGTCGAGAAGCATGTTGCACTTCTCACTGAGGCACTGACGGCAATCCTTGTCTTGGGTGAGCAGCGTCACGCGGCCTTCGAACTGCTTCGCAAAGGACGCCATCACGTCGTCCGCTTCCATGCCCTCGACCACAACGCAGGCGAAGCCACGCCCCTCCAGCAGCTCATGCACGAGATTCAACTGCTGCACGAGTTCGGCATCCTTTGGGGGCCTGTCCTTGTAGCGGTCCTCCCAATCCTTTGTGAATTCCTTGCGGTGGTTGATCTTCGAGTCGAAGCAACAAGCGCAGTCCGTGAGCCCTTTTTCCTTCAGGCGTTCGACCGTCCGCTGAATCCAGGTCGCCACCCCGACCGCTGCCTCGACCCCGGCGCCGCTGAACCAGAACCTATGGAGGAAGTAGTTACAGTCGATACACAAAATCCACCGCGGCCGGTCGCGTTCCTGCTTGTCGGCGGCGCGTGATTCGTCGGACGTGAGCCCCTTGTCAACGATCTGGGCCAGGCGCGTCAGCCGATCCGGCTTCCCGGCGTTCTGGGTGTACTGTGAGTAGGTCGCTTCGCTCTCCCGATCCGATTCGTTCGGGTAGGCCCGGCACACCCCCGCGGCCCGTGCGATCAGTCCGGGCGAGGTCCATTCAGGGAACACCTGCTGCCAAGTGTCAGGCCATTTCGCTTCCGCGTAGCGGGCCAAATCCCCAAGCATGAACATCACGTCCCTTTGCTGTTCGCACAGCCCAGTCCCGAACGACTGGCACTGCTCCATCTCCAGGCCGGAACAATCGAGGAATCGCTTGCGCATCCGTGTCATTGCTACTTTCCGTGAACGTCCCGAATGTGCTGCTCCAGCCCAACGGCCTTAACGCGCTTGCCGCACGTTGGGCATCTTGCCTTGGCTGTCTTCGGTGAAGTCGCGTCGTTCAGGAGACGGCGCAGCTTCCTTCGGCTGCCCTCGGAACCGCTTCGGGGATAGCCCGGCGCATCGCCGTCGATCAGCTCGCCCGTCTCTCCGTCAATCAGTCCCTCTAGCACCATGTCTGAGTACTCGCCCATGATTCACCTCACTCAAAAGGAACATCTCCAGAAACGCCACTCGCATCTTTCGTGTCCGCGATCCGCTTCTGGCACTTCTCCAAAGCATCCCGCGTCCAGCACTTTGAATCCGCGCTCGGGAATTCCCCGACAACACCTGTGACGAATCGCGCGAAGCCTTCCCGCAAATCCTTGGGGTTCTTCGTGCCGGCCGCGAACTTCAAACGCCACGACTGCTTGAGGGCTGCAAGGTCCGCGTCGGTAACTTCGTCGTCATGCTCGTCCTTAGGCAGCGCCCACGCGGGAAGGCCGGGCGTTTTCCACCAGTATTCGGCTCCGCCCTTGTCCTTCGGAAGTTTCGCCCAATTCCACTGGCGGCCGTCCTGTTTTTTTTCTTCCGTGTCGGCGTACACTTCGTCCAGGTAGTACAAATATCTGCCGATGCCCCACTGCGCCCCGGCCCGCTTCATGGCCCCGCTGAATCCGCCCTTAGCTGGCTCGATGTTCGTGGGCTCGCTCACGTCCCATTTCGTGATCCACTCGTTGTTGATCCGAATGGAAATGCCAACCGCGAAGGCGCTCTTGCCGTTGACCTCGATGATCCGCGGTTCTTCGATCTGCCAGTTCTCAGCGCCGCAAACGTCGTCCAGGCGTTTCTGCACGGCGCGATTGGTGATGTAGGCCAACACTGAGCACCAGATTCCACGCTGGGCAGTTCCAGCGCGGGAAACGCGCCACTCGATGTCGCTCGCTTCAAAAGGCTCGCTGAGTCGTGATAGATTCATGCCGTCCTCCCCAGAATCGCCAGCGTCTTTCGATACTCCGCCTCGAACGCTTCTCGCTCAGCCTTGTTCGCAAAGCCGAAGTCGCTGATGGGCCTGCCGGCAATCGCCGCTTCCTGCCCGGCTCGTTCGGCCTCGGCGATGGAATCGCATTCGGCGCAGTGAACCGCCGTGGGCGTGCCTTCGAGCGCGTCAATCACGCAAGGCAGGCGGCAATCGTCGTAGAGCAGCCTTCGCCCGCAGCGCGAGCAGCCGCAGAGAATCAGCAATTCGATGGCGCGGGTAGCCGCCATAACTGCACTCCGTTGCCACGTCCATGCGTGGCGTGTCGCTCCAGAATCCGAATTGCGACTGACGGGCTAGAAATCGCTGCCCAAGAGTCGCTGTGTTACTTCGTCGTTGGCCTTGGGTTCGACGCCTCAGCCAACACGGGAGACTTTAGCAAATGCTAACAAGCCGTCAAGATGCCTTGGCCATTTTTCTGGCCGCTTTTTCGGAAATAAGTTCCGAGGGCTGAATTTCCAAGGCTTTTGCGAAATCTTCCAGGGAATTTAGGCCGGGATTTCTATGGCCCGAAAGCATCTGAGAGATAAACGACGCTGTGACTTTCATTCGATGCGCCAGGTCGTCTTGAGACAATCCAAGCGTGGCCATTCGTTCGCGGACATTGGCCCTAAAAGCGTTCGCCAGTCTTGCCGACATACTTCCCATGCCTTGCAGTTTAGCAACTGCTGTAGTAATGTCAAAGGCGCGGCAAAGGCCGGGTCGAACAGGAATCACACAGCGTCGATCCCAACCGGCCCCTGCCGCGTCAAATACACCCAGGAGGGCTCGAACCTCCAACCTTCGGTTCCGTAGACCGATGCTCTAGGGCGCTAGCAAGCCTTGCCTATTTAGCCCATGCGGAAACTTGCGATTCCGGCCAATCCCGTCAGAACGGCGGGTCGATACCAACACCTTGACGGACAACTCGGATTCCGGCGGAGACCGCGGTTGACACACGGACGGCGTTGACTCGTTTTGAAACGAGCCGCCATGATCGCTGCCACGCTGAAAGGCGCACTCAACCACTACACGCTCTATCGAACGCTCGCCCCTGAAACCGTCGCGTGGTATTCCCGCGCGGTGAGCGTCTATTGCACCTGGGCTGGCGGCGACGTGCCGCTGGCCTCGTTCAACGGGCAGACGATCAGCGAAATGCTCTTGGCTAAACAGCGGGCCGGGCGTTCGGCCTATTACGTCAAGAGCTTGCGGGGCGGCCTGGTTGCTCTGCTCCGCGAGGTGCGCGGGGATGCGCCGGTAGAGCGGGTCAGGTCGGTCAAAACGCCGCCGCTCGATCCCCACGGCCTAACGCCGGCAGAAGTCGAAAGGCTGGTCAAGCAATGCGATTCGCTCCCGCCTGAAGCCCGCTGGCGGTATCGACTTATGATCCTGCTCGGCTATTACACCGCCCTGGATGCCGCCGACATTTGGCGGCTGGAGCGGAAGCATATCGACCGCCGGGGCTGGATTGCGTTTCGCCGCGGCAAAACCGGATCGCTGATCTTCGTCGCCATTCCTCCCGAAGTTGTGGCGGAGATCGACCGGCATTGCCCGCGCAAAGGTCCGCTGATTCGCATGGGCGTGAGCAAGGAATGGTTCCGTCGCGTGATAGCCGGTCTGTTCGCGCGGGCCGGGTTGCAAGGCACGTTCAAGACGCTGCGCAAGACTTCTGCCTCGCTGGTCGAATCAGAACAACCAGGCATGGGCCATAAACACGCTGGGAACACGCGGGCCATTTTTGAGAAGCATTACGACGTGAGGCGGCTGACGCGAGAGAAGCCGACGATGCCGCCGAAGATAAAGCTACCTTGACCAGGCCCGACGAACGGCAGCTATTTCGGCCGTGGTGACTGTCAGGTCAGTTCCTTTTGCAGCATTTTTTCAAGGTCAGCGACATATCCCTCCTGTGCGGCCACTGATTTCCTGGCATCTTCGAGCCGCTTTCGGCAGCCGACGAGCGCCGACTCGATTACCTTCCGCTTCGTCGTTCGGTGCAGCATATAGCGGCGGTCTGCCTGCGAAGCCTTTTCAACGACCGGTACCTCTCGCCCGCGGCGAATTCGCCAGCGCAATACCCAACAGTCTTCCATAGTCGAGCCCTCCAACCCCAGCCGCCGGCACTGACCGGGGTAAGGGTGAATCGGCTAGCGAATATCACGAGTCACGCCGCCATTGGTCAGCGTGATTCGCCAGCCATCAGCCGTCTTGGACTCGCCGCAAATGTCGTCGCAGGTCAGGCCGGCGCGAAGCATTGCGCGATAGTAATCCACTGGCGTGCGCTCATTGACCTGCCCGACTCGCCCAGCCAAGCGGCAGACCTCGGCGGCTGGCAGAGCATTGATTTCGCGGTCAGTCAGTTTCGTGGTTGCAGTCAACTCGTCAGCGTATTCCTTCGCCTCTCGGCGCGTCTCGAATGGCTGGCTGGTGCGGTTCAGTCCGCAGTCGCGTCCCTGCCCCTCGACCCACTCGTAGTAGCTGACCGTATAGCCGGTTTTGTCGTTGCCGCTGATTTTCACGTCTTCAATAATCTTGGTCATTGTCATTCCCCTGTTATTAAGGTTTGCGGCACAAGCACCACACTTGCGCCTCTACAGCCCCAGCGTCACGGCTCGAACGTGACTGCCTGCCCGCGCTGGTGGCGCCACTGTTTCCAGGTTGACCGCCCTGCCGTGGCCGCAGGGTGGGAGTGCGGGGGTTAGTAATCTTGGACGGCTTCGCGGAGCGTGGCCAAGCCCTGCTCGCCCAAGGCATTGCGGAGCTTCAGTGCGATGTCGAGGCAGGCCCGATATGTGGCCTCAGCCTTGCGGCTGTCGGTGTCGTATCCGAGATCGCTGGCCCATTCTTCAAAGCCGCCAGCGTCCAAAACGTCAGAATCGGACGCCAACGAGTGCAGCACGTCCGCAAACTCTGGCAAAATCGGCGATTTGGTTTTCGCTGGCTTCATGCCGTCGATGCGATGAGCGTAGCCGGTTTCGCACTCAGCTTCGACCGCCATGGCGCGGGGGGCGTTGCTGTTTCCCTGCTGGTAGCTTGGGCAATGCCCGCATCCCGCGCCGTAATCAGTCGTCAGAACCTCGCGACTGTTCTTGCGCAGCGTGACTGTCCAATTCAGGCTGGGCGATTTCTCGCCCGCATTGCGGCTCTTGGACCAGGGCACAAATTCCGAATGAAGCGTAAGCCCCAATTCGGCGGCCACAGCCTCGATGGATTCTTTCGTTGCGTTCATCGTTCTCTCCCTTTCAGGTTAGGCGCGGCCCTGGAAAAGCCGCATAAGGTGTTTCGCCGCGACGTTGCGGCCGATGCTGGCCTAGCTCACACACTAGGCCGCGCAGGGCCGAAACGTCACTCGGAGATAATCTGGCCGCCTTCCTCAAGTTCCAGCGCGGCAATGCTCAATTCATCGCGGTTGTAGGCAGCCCACTCCGCCACGTAGCGGGGGAATAGATCGGCGTTTTCGGACTCATGGCCAGAGTGGTCGGAATAAGCAAGCGCTTCCCCGCAGGCGCTCAAAAATGAGATAAGCGATTCCAGGCCGGATTGCAGATTGCCGCCTTGGCAGCCGCTCTTTAGATCGTCGCCGCTGAACTCGCCTGCTGGGATGTCGAGATACCAGCGATAGCGCGTGCGGCCGTCTGCATCACTGCCGGCGTATTCAATGGAGATTGTCCCATCGGCTACGCGCAGCCCAGGCAGCAATCGAGATGTGATTTCGCAAGGTGAGGCAATACGCATTTCAGATACTCCCAAATTCGGTGATTAGTCGGCCTGCCCTGGAAAAGCAGGAGAGCGATTGACGTAACTGCTCGTTGCTGTAGTATTAAACAGTATCGGCGTGTCCGGATTACTGTCAATACCTACAGCACAAGAATTCGGCAAATAGTGATGAAACCCAGTAAAAACACAGACGGAAATTGGGCAGATATTTTGCGTGAGGCTGTTCGCGCGGCTGGGAAAACGCAGTACCGAATGGCGCTTGACGCAGGCATGGGCGAGACGCAGTTGGCCCGATTCATGGCTGGCACGCACGGCCTGAGCCTGGCGACTGCGAACCGGCTTGGCGCCTCGCTGGGGCTGGCGCTCGATTCTGGGCCCGCTCCCCGCTAAACTGGCCGTCATGGCCAGAAAACGCACAGCAGCAGAGCAGGCGCCACAGCCCGATTCGCACGCTGCCCCTCTAACCGACAGCCAGGCACAGCCGCAAGAGCCGCCGCTGAAGGTCACGCTGAAACGCCGCTTCGAGCGCGAAGGCCGCTGGAAGGACGTTGAGCCAGTTCGTGACTTCATGATGCGAGAATGCCGCCAAAAGGGCATGAGCAAGGAAGAGGCGCAGGCATGGACTTACTCCGAGCTGGACCGGCTCTATCCACCGCTTCCACCCCAAGAGCCAATAGCAGAGGCCACAGAAGCCACAGACGACCCACCGAAAGATAGTAACTCCGAAGCCCAGCAGGAGACAGGGAACGTCCCGCAGGCCAGTGAAGCGGCGGAGCAGCCAGCCCCGTCGCCGGCTGATGCCACCTCCCGCCCGCGCGAGGGCCTGGGTCAGGTTCCTGCGGATTGGCCTGAATTGCCGCCAAACGCCTCACTGGCCGCTGAAATCGCGTGGGTTCAGGCTGAACGCCTGCGGATCGTCGAGGAGCGGCCGAACGGCTCAATTGTCGTGCGGCTGGAGCGGGCCCGATCTCCAGCTCCGAGCTGGTCTGCCCTGTCGTGGCTGGAGACCAGCATCAGGAGCTATGCCAAGTATGTGGAAGTCGCAGCCAAGGCCACGAGCACAGCACAGGATGAACAGGACATGGTGAGGCGCGAACGCATGGCGCTGGACGAGGTGAGGGCGCTGCTGGATGAGATGACGTAACGCATAGGACTGATAGCGCTGGCACAGCGCATTTACTGCGATTTGTGGGCCTTCTGCGGCTTGACAGCAGCAACGATTAGGGTAAACTCTAACCGTAGGCGATGCGGCCGGAAATCGGACCGGACCGGGCCGGCTCGGCGGGGGCCCCGCCGCGTATATCCCTTCCGCACAAACCTCCATTTTCCCTGTTAAGATAGGCAATAACCATGTCCAATCCCGTGTCCGAGGCTCTTGTCGCTGTGTACGTCAGGGTATCGACGCATTCCCAGAACGAAGCTGGGCAGCGGGAGGCGGTCTCCGCCTGGCTGCGTGGAAACGGGCTCCCTGCGGAGCGGGTGCTGTGGTTCACGGATAAGCAGACGGGTGACAACTTGAAGCGGCCTGGTTTTGAGCGTCTGCATAAGGCGATTTTTGACGGGAAGGTGGGAACGGTGGTGGTGTTTAAGCTGGACCGCCTGAGCCGGAAGCTGAGCGACGGGATTAAGACGCTGTGCGATTGGTGTGAGCGGGGGATTCGGGTGGTAAGTGTCACTCAGCAACTGGACTTTTCCGGAACTGTCGGAAGGCTGGTGGCGAGCGTGCTCTTCGCGGTGGCGGAGATGGAGCAGGAGACTCGTCGTGAGCGGCAGGCGGTGGGGATCGAGGTCGCGAAGCGGGCAGGGAAGTACAAAGGACGGAAGCCGGGGACGACGAAGGCCAGTCCCGAGCGGGCTAGGGAGCTGAAGGCGCAGGGGTTCTCGCACGGCGAGATTGGCAACGCCCTGGGTGTCAGTAAGATGGCGGTGTCGAGGTATTTGAAATATGACGACGAGGCTCGTCTGGAGCGAATGAGAAACCGGGAGTGGTGATGGCTGTTTCGAGTTACTACGACCTTTATCCGAAAGACCCGGTGGAGAATCTGAAATGGCGCATTCGCTGCCGTGAGCGGGCGCTGGTTGATCTGAGATTTCGGGCTGCTCTGTACCAGGCGTGCATGGAGGACGTGCTGTTCTTCATGGCGTTTGCCTGCTGGTCGTTTGAGCCGCGGGCCAAGGTGAAGGTCCGGCCGTTCATCCCGTGGTGCCACCAAGAGTCGGTCTTCGTGGCAATAGACGAAGCGATGGACCGCGCCGAGCGTGAGGAAATTGCGATCGACGTCATCGTGGACAAAGCCCGCGCTCAGGGCGGGACGTTCGGTTATCTGTGGATCGACCTCCGCCGGTGGCTCAGGGATTCGATGTTCTCCGCGGGCTACGTGACCAGGAACGAATCCCTCGTGGATTCCAAGACCGACCCCGACACGCTGTTCTGGAAATTGGACTGGGCGATTGGTCGCCTGCCATTCTGGATGGTGCCGAAGGGCTTGGACTGGAAGCAGCATCGCAGTTACACGAACCACTCGTGGCTGAACCCGCAGACTGGCGGCTCTCTTGTGGGTTACGCGGCTGGTCAGGACGCCGGCACAGGAGGCCGCAAGAGCGTGTTTACGGTGGACGAAGCCGGCGCGCGGGATTTCGTCTCTGGCGGCAAGGACGAAATGATTCAGGAATCGCTGCATGACGTGACCAACGTGCTGAGGATGGTCTCGGCCCGTTACGTCGATAGCGGCGTCTTCCACGAAGCCTGCGAGAACCGTGATGCTTCCAAAAGCAGCGTCTATCTCGTTCTCGACTGGAAGGATAACCCGATTCACGGGAAGCATTCCTACGTCGTTCGAGACGGCGTTGTGACCGCGGTGCACAAGGAAGACCAGCCGGCGGTTGACAAGTACCATGCTGAGAACCCGGATCTGCGGGCGAGGCTGGAGCGGAAGGGATTCAAGTTTGAGGGCCGGGTCAGGTCTCCCTGGTACGACATGCGCTGCCTCCGCCCGACGAGCACACCCAGGCTGATCGCTTCGCAGCTCGACCGCGACCCGCGCGGCGCGGTGGGCAAGGTCTTTACTTCCGACCTGCTCGATCGGATGAAGCGGGAGAGGGTGAAGAAGCCGGTTTGGCAAGGTGATCCCGTCTTCGATTCCGAGACGCTGAAGCTCAAGGGACTGATTCCCAGAGAAGACGGGAAGCTGAAGCTGTGGTTCAAGCCGGGGATTGATAACTCCTGCCCGCTGGGTCCGTTCACGGTGGGCTGCGATATGGCCGCCGGATCGGACGGAGCCTACGCGAGCAATTCGGTCGCGAGCGGAATCGACGACCGGACTGGCGAGCAAGCCTTGGAATACGCAGTCAAAGGCATGGAGCTGATTAAGTTCGCGCGGGTCGTGGTGGGCTTGTGTCTCTGGCTGAGGAATGCGTTTCTCGGCTGGGAAGATTCGGGCATGGCTGCGCCATTCGCCAAGGAGATCATGGAAGTCATTTACTACGGGAATGTGTTCTACCGCGAAGTGCCGGAGATTGGCTCGCGCAGAAAGTCCCGCAAGGCCGGCTGGTCTAACCGAAGCAACGAGGACAAAGCGGAACTGTTTGAGAAAATGGCGCTGGCGATGGAGACGGGCGAGTTCACGGTCAGGTCCGAAGATTTAATTCGCGAGTGCGGCGAATACGAGTGGGAGAAGGGGAAAATCATTCACGCGCCGACGAAAAACCGGAACGCGGTCGAGACGAATCACGGCGATCGCTGCGTGGCGGCAGGAGTTGCCTGGCTGGTCTATTCCTCGGACAATACCCCAGGCAAGATTGACACCAGCGAGGAAACGGGGGAAACTCCTGAGTATGGGAGCTTCCTGTGGCGTGAGCAGCAGGAACGACGGATGGCGAGTTCCGCCGGGCCGGAATTTGGGATTCGGGATGTGGTATCATTTTGACGCGGCGAGATGCCCGGTTCCAAACTCCACCGCGAATGGGGTTCCATATGGCCCATATCTCGCCGCATTTCTTTCGGAGGTAAAACCCGATGGACGAAAAGCATGAAAGCGCCTGAAAAGCTGGGGTATTACTGGATCAAGTTCGTTGACGACGACCATGCCGACGTTGACTGGGAGGTGTGTTTGTGGAACGGCGAGTTTTGGTTCCGTTGCATGGAAGGCGACCTGACATCCGAAGTTGGCATGCGCCACATAGCAGTTCTGGGGCCATACATTCCTGAACCATCAGCGATAAAACCTGAAGGAGAACCCGATGGACGAGAAGATCGACCAAGCCATTGAGAAGATGGCGGACCAAGCGAAGTCCTGCCAAGACTCGCAGAAGGCGCTGCACTATTCGCAGGCCGCTCTGAACTTGGCACACGCGAAGCAAATCCTGGAGGGCAAGTCAGTAAGGAAGCAGGGGGCTGGCGCTTAACGGCGTCGGCTACAAAAAGGCACAGATAGCTGATCCCTATCGAGATGCCTCAACATCGCAGCCTTTGAGGGGGCCGCGCCGAATTGGCGTTGGCCCCCTCTTTCTTTTGGCGAGCGATGATCGACCTGGCCAACGACGAGAAACGCGGCCGGCTACTCAAGGCGATCAAGTCTTCGCGCGACGCCCTGGAACCGTTTCGCCGGGTGCGGAAGGAACTCATTAAGGATTACGTCGGTTCGTGGTATTCGACATCAGGCGCTACGAACAAAACCCTCGTCAACCTGATGAACCAGACGGCGCGGATTTACACCGTCGCCCTGGCCGCGAACAACCCGCAAGTCCTCGTCTCGACGCCGAATTTCGAGTCGCTGCCCTTCGCCCGGAGGTTCGAGGTCAATCTGAACAAGCTGATCTCGGACATGGCCCTGGACGTGACGTTCCGGGCAATCGTGCTCGATGCGTTTTTCTGTATCGGGTGCGGCGTGGTGATGATGCGCGACACCGACACGCGCTTTCACGGACTCTTGGAATCAGAGGAAGACGTGTGGCTCGATCCGGGCGAACCGTGGCTGAACCGGGTTTCGCTCGACGATCTGATTCTGGACATGCCCGCCAAAGAACTGACGAAGATGCGCTACTGCGGGCATCGGTATCGGGCGGATTACGAAAAAGTCATGGACGAGCCCGGTTATTCCAAAAAGGTCAAGGACAAGCTGAAGCCGACGAGCCGGGAGCATCACGATTCGACCGGCGCGACACGGGACATTGCTTCGGACGACGCCCAGGACGACGACCTGAAGGACATGATCTGGCTTCAGGACGTGTGGATCGCGGAGAACAAGTCGGTCGTCACGATGCCTTGCGATCAGGACTTGGAACCGCTGATCGAACGCGATTGGACCGGCTCGCAAGCGGGGCCGTACAAATTTCTCTCGCTGGGCGATACCCCAGATAACGTGATTCCCACTTCCCCGGCGATGAACCTGAAGGGAATGCACGATCTTCAGAACCGTCTGCACAGACGCATGGAGGAGGATTCCGACGCGCATCGCGTGGTCAACGTCTATCCGCCATCGGGCGCGGACGACGCGGAGAGAATTCGCACTGCCGAGCGAAACTCCTGGCACAAGATGAACGATCCGAAGTCGATCAACCAGGTCGAAGTCGGCGGCATCGACCAGCGAGACATGGCGCTGGCGACGTTTATTCAGGATGAATTCGACCGGCTGGCAGGAAACCTTCAGGCAATGGGCGGACTCGGCCCGCAGGCTTCGACCTTGGGGCAGGAGGAACTGATTCACGGTCAGCTCTCCCGGAACGTCGCGGACATGCGGATGAGCGTGGTGAATTTTGCGGCGGATTGCATTCTCGATCTGGGTCGCTTGATGTGGGAGGACCAAACGCTTGAGCTTCAGTCGTCGATCCCCGTTGGAAATAGTGGAATCCAGGTGCGATCTGACTGGACGCCTGATCTACGCATGGGTGCGTTTGAAGATTACGAGTTCAGGGTTGAGCCCTACTCGACGGTCTTCAAAACTCCCGAACAGAAGCTCCAGGAACTTTTTCAAACCCTCCAGCAGATTGCACCTCTTTGGCCGATGTTCCAGGCGTCTGGGGCGACATTGGACGCAGAAGCAATCGTCGATGAGATCGCGCGACTCAAGAACCGGCCGGAGTTCAAGCGGTTCATCACGTTCGCCACTCCCGCCATGATGCTCGGCGGCGACGAGAACACCGTCAAGCAATCGCCGGTCACTTCGCGAGAGACGGTGCGCAGAAACGTGAGCACCGGCGGGACCGCTGAAAATAGAAGCAGTTCTATGATTCAGTCCTTGCTCGGCGGGAGTAGTTCGCGGTTGAACGGCCAGCAAAAGGCTGCCATGACGAGGAGACCAGCATGAAAATCAGTGCCGTATTCGCAGTTCTGGCGGTGGTGTTTTTGGTGCTCTCGATTTTCACCGCCGTTCCGCTGTGGGTGGCGCTGGCCTGCCTGTGCGTGGCCGTCTTCACTCTGGCGGTCGGGCATTAGGAGCAAGCGGTGGGCAAGACCATTTACACGCTGAGCGGCCGGGAAGTCTCCGCGGAGGAATTCCGCGCGGGGGCCAAGAGCGATTGGCTCGAAGGCCCGCCGATGACGGCGAACACGTACACCGAACACGATCCCCTGATTTCCGAGGGCTTGGGCTGCATGAAAAAGCAAGTCCCGGCCATGCGTCAGATGCTCAAGTCCGAAGGCATTCAGGGCGTGCAGATCATGGACAACGGGCAGGCACGAATCACCAGCCGTCGCGGGCGCAACCAATTGATGCGCGCCCTCAGCGAGATTCGCGGCTACAAGCATCATGACATTGATGGAGGTTATTCCGATGGCTGAAGCGATTGCAGAACTGACCGAACAAAGCACTTCCGACGAAGTGAAGGAGTACGCCGAGCGGGTCGTCAAGGAAGTAGAAGCGGAGCGCGCCGGAGAAGAAAAGGGCGACGCGCGAATCACGGCCGAACACGCCGACAACGAACACAAGCCCGAAAGGGCCAAAGAAACACTCGCCGAGAAGAAGTCCGGCGAGGGCAAATCCGCCGACGCTAAAAGCGAAGGCGAGAGTTCGGCGAAAGCCGAGAAAGCCGGTGAGGAGTCCTGGTTCGACGAGGACTTGAAAGCCGAGGCAACCGCGCTTGGTCTTGAGGAATCGGAGCTTGCCGATTTCGCCAGTCGCGAGGAGTTCGATCGGGCGCTGCGACTTTTCGACAAGATCGCACTCGTTGCCGGCCAAAAGGCAATGGCAGAAGAGGAAAAGGGTGCGACAGGCCGCGATGAAAAGGGCCGGTTCTTGAAGAAGGACGAGAAGCCCAAGGCCGAACCTAAGCCAGAGGAGAAATCCGAAGCTGCGGACGGCAAGTATGAGATCAAGTTGGACAAGGCCGTGTATGACGAGGAAATCGTCAGTGAGTTCACGCGGATGCGCGATCACTACGAAGACCGTCTGAAAGCGTTTGAAACGCTCGAAACGCGATTCAAAGCCCTGGAAGACCGATTCCACGAATCGGATGCCAAGGCGGAAGAGGACCGCTTCGATTCAGCCATCGACAAACTCGACATGCCCAAGCTGTTCGGAGTGACCGGCAAGGAGACGCCGGACGAACTGAAGAAGCGTGAAGAGGTTATGGCGCAGGCCCGTGTGCTCCAGGCAGGCTACCGAACTTTCGGCCGCGATGTCGAACTTGGTTCGATGGTCAGCCGAGCCGCTCCAATGGTCTTCTCATCGGAGTTTGAAAAGCACAACCTCAAAAACCGAACCCGCAAGATTTCCAAACAAGCAGACGGCCGACAAGGCGGCGGGGCGACCCGTCCGCAAGACCCACGGGAAGACCCGCGGGACGAATTTGACCGAAAGTTCAAGGAAATGGGCGGGCATCTATAAAGGATCGCCTGATGGCACTCGGCATTGAACAAATCGACGATTTCGTGAACTCGATTCACCAGCGCTACGTTGGTGAGGAGGAGCGGGCGGCGCAGGATATTTCCTTGCCGCTCCAGCACTACAAGTACGCCTCGCGTCTCTTCGACCCGGCCGGGAAGAACGTGATGAGCACTTCCCAGTGCAAGTTCAAGATCAAGGTGCGGACCAACGACAACTTCCAGGTTGTCGGCCTGTACCACCGGGATTCCTCGGATCGCGTGAACGTCCTGGACGAAGGCTCACTCAAGTGGGGGTTGACGACCAACAACTACCACTACGACATCGACGAGGAAATCTTCCGCACCGGCGGCCGGCAGATTTACGATTACATCGAGTCTCTGGAACGAGACCTGATGACTTCGTTCTACACCGGCATGGAAGACCTGATGTTCGGGCCGGGGCCTTCCAGTCCCGTGCAGTCTCCCTTCCCGCCCGTCTCGCTGCTCTGGTGGATCACCTCCACGGACGACAGCACGACGGAGAACAACTCGGAAGAGGGCTTCGACGGTTACGAGCCTCTGGGATGGGGTTCCAACGGCGTCGGTGGAATCTCGGCTGGCACGTATGACCAGTGGCGGAACCGGACGTTCCCCTACACGGTCGTTGATCGGGACGACTTCGTGGAGAAGGTCATCGATTCTATGGACCTTTGCGAATTCGAGCCGCCGGTCCAGCGCCCGGACATCGTGGCGCAGGGCAAGCCGAACTGGGAACTCTTGACCACGCACTCGCGCCTGGCCGCCGCGCGTCGCTTGCTCCAACTGGGCAACGACAATATCGGCGACGACATGGCGGCGCACAGCGGAACGGTCTATATCCGCGGGGTGCCTTTGAACTGGGTTTCCGCCTGGACGAACGCCGCTTCGCAGAACGCCCGCACGGACGGGATCATCCTGGGCGTCAACTGGAGCACCTTCAAGTGCTACTACGCAGCCGGGCGCCGGATGCGGAAGCGCAAGGCGTTTCAGCACAAGGACATGAGCAACGTCCGCGTCCGCTGCATGGACGACTCCGTTCAGCTCGTGTGCTTCAACCGCCGGGCCAACTTCCGCGGCTACTGCACCGAAACCGTGACCGAAACCACGTAGCCCTACTCTTTGAGTACGGCCGTAGCGTCGTAAACGGGGCGCGACGGAAAACAAGAGCCCCGACCTTACTTGAGGGACTGTTTTTCACAGGGACAAGGCCCACCCTTGGCTGGGACACTCCCGCTAACCAAAAGGAATAAACCATGCACCTCACGTTCGACGATTTCGATTCCAGACTGCCTTCCGGTCGTCTGTGGAAAGCGTTCGCGCCGCCGGCTTCGATGGGGCCGCTCGGCACTCACTTCACGACCCCCAGCGGGAATCCCGCCTTCGGGTTCTTCGACAACTTCCACACCTTCAATGCGACGACGCTCGACGGCCCGTATGCCACGCTCCTGACTTCGGGAGGCACGCTGGCTCTGGCCGCCGACACGGCGACGGAGAAGGGCATCTTGGGAATGACGCTGGTTGGCGACACACAGGAGGACGAGGTGATCGTCAAGTGGGGCGGGACGTTGACCGCTCCGTTCAAGCTGGCCGACAAAGACCTCGTGTTCGAGGCCCGTCTGGCAGTGTCGGCGATCACGGCGGCGAAGTGGGACATCGGCGTCGGCCTGGGTCAGGCCGACATGATTACCACCGATCTGCTGTTCACGGATTCGGACGCCCTCGCCGACAAGAACTTCCTCGGCTTCGTGAAGCTGGCGGCGGAAGGCGCGGCCTGGGACGGGGCCTACAAGGCTGACGGCCAGACGTACCAGGACGGTGCGACCAAGACGAAGTTGAACGCCCTGCACACCGCAGTCGCGACCACATACTTCAAGATCGGTTTCCGCTATCGGGCTCACCCGAAGACGGTGGAGTGGTACGTCAACAACGCTCTGCCTGGCGGGAATATCACGCCAGCCCGCCTGACGACTTCGGAGGTTGACGCGGCCACGTTCCCGGACGACGTGCTCTTGGCTCCGATTATCGGAATCAAGGATTCGGCGGGCGACACGGCGTTGACGCTGAGCCTCGACTGGTGGGGCGCTGCTCAGCTCCTGTAGTCCATTGCTGGCAACTCCGGGGGCGGGCGAATTGACCCGCCCCCGGACAGGGACTTCCCATGCCTGACGCGCTGACAGCGAGTTACGCGACGCTTCTCGAAAGGGTAGGGCACTACCTGTTCGGGATTCGCGCGAGCTATTCGTCCGACCAGACGGCGGACATCGAGCAGTGTATTGAAGACGGCCTGCGCGACGTTTACGCGGCGCATCCGTGGTCATTCTTCAGGCCGATCGAGGACATCACGACGACCGCACCGTATGCCACCGGGACGGTCACGATCGCAGCCGGCGTGGTGACGCTGGTTGGCGGCACGTTCCCAAGTTGGGCGGCTGACGGAATTCTGAAGGTCAGCAACAGCTACTATTCCGTCGCCAGCAGAGACGGGAACACCCAGATCACGCTGGACGATACTTCGGTCACAGTGGCCTCGGCCAGTGCTTTTGAACTGGGGCGGCCGGAGATACCACTATCCGATTCCTTTATGGACCTCAGCGGCGATCGGCAGTTGACCTACTACCCAGACCAAAATGATTGTTATCCGCCTGTCCGCGAGAAGCACGATCAAGCTATTCGTACATTCCAGCAAAACAACCCGTACTATGATCGCCCCATCTTCTTCTCGATAAGAACTGCGGAATTCGATCCGACAGTGGGAAGCCGGAAGCGGTTGGCGTTCTACCCCACGCCCGATGCGGCCTACGTCCTGCGCGTCCCGATGATCCTCCGGCCAACGATGATCGACGCGACCAATCTCTATCCCGTGGGCGGAGAGACGTTAGCCCAAGTCATCACGGAAGCCTGCCTTGCTGCGGCGGAGCGGAATTTCGACGAGCAGGAGAAGCAGCACACGAAGCGCTTCATAGAGTTGCTTCCGCTGGCAATCCAGGCGGACTTGGAAGAATCCGCCCCCACCAGCCTTGGGCCGGACATGCCCAGGGGCGAGCGCGCACACGATTCCGAATACTGGTCCCGCGCTGCTCGCATTGGCGTCATCACTCTCGATGGAGATGTGCTTTGACCGTGTTGCGGCGATCGTACATATACGACCCAGAACGAAAGGCCCGCGTTGAGGCTCACGCAGCCCGCGTGCAGGCCAGCCGGGCGTACCAATCCGAGAAGAAGCAGCTACGTCGTAGCGTGCCTCCGAAGCGGGATTGGACGCAACACTGGCTGGCGAAGATCGACCGCATCAACGCAATGGGGAATTGGGGGTGGAGTACTTAGTTGATGACTTGAATCATGTACGCATTGCTACTCATAGCCGCCATGCCAATCGAACTAGGATCATCTGGTAAAATCAGAGCTGTATCGTTTCCGCCTGCAGGATTAGACGATCAATGAGCGAAATTCAATACGATTGGATGGGGCGGCCAATTCGTCGGTATGTTCCGATCGGCAAAGTCTTGCTGGACAAGCAGTGGTACGAGGAAAACAAGCACAAATATTCTGGCCAATCGGGGGTAATTCTGCACGCGATGAAAGCACTTGGGATTGAGGTACGGGACGACCTCGACGATGACCAGCTTTGCTTTTCTTTCTGCGCCCCTGACTGGGCCAACGACCTGAAAAACATTCCACTTTCGGCTTTTGAACCAGTTTTAACAAAGGGAGAAAACAAGCTAAGGCATGTTTTCAACTAATGCAGCCCCAAACAAAAACTCTCTGGCTAACAATCAGCGCCATGCTAGTGAGCCTTGCCGCTGCGCTGACGCTGTGGGTAAATAGTTTCGACGTTCCCCCTCCGCCCACCCCACCGCCATCCACGGGCAAGGTGCAAGTCGGCAAGTCGGGAATGCGGCCGTCTGACGGGATAACTGCGGCGGGAAACATTCACCCCTCATTCGGCGGCTGGACGCCATTTGCTAACGGGTTTTATTGGCAATGGTTCGCGCACGACTGCCGCACCGAGCCAGTTGACGAAAACTCAGATTACATCCTGCAAGAGCAGTGGGGGCCGTTTGGTGCCAAGCTGCACATTGATTTTTCCAGCACGGGCGTAGGTTACGTCTCGCGGCCCTACGGCTACCCGTTCAATGTAGTTCCCCACGATCAACCGCTGCTGGCGTTCGACCCGCCATACTACCCAAGCGATGCCGGCCCATTGCGGATGCCACCCCTGGGTTCATACGAGAATGAAGTCGAACCGCTTGCCGGCCCTCCAGGGATGATGGTTGGGGACTACGACCGGCATATTTCGTTCTACGTCCTTGACTCTGTGACCGGGGTGCCGCATGAACTGTGCGAGGTCTATCAGGTTCGCACGAACGACGGAGGCACGAACTGGCAATCGTCCTCGATTGCTCGCTGGAATCTCGTCACCGGAGAAATGCGGCAAGAGGCCGGGAAGTTCGGCGCCGATGCAGCGGCTTTGCCGATAGCGCCGCTACTACTGAAGTACGACGACGTGGCCAGCGGCGATGTAGGTCACGTCATTCGGGCGACGTTCCCAGTTGGCATAATCTACGGGCGATACGTTTTTCCAGCTCGATCGTCAGTCGCTGCGGCAGGCGACACTCGCTTACTTCGGTTTGGCGTGAGGCTACGACTGCAACAGGTTTGGTACGAGGCGCATAAGGGAGAGTACACCGGGCAAGCGCGCGTCATCCTCGATGGCATGTACAAGTATGGGCTAATTAACACCGACATCACCGGGACGGGTTTGGGCTCTGGTCCCTACATTGGAGGCGTGCCGGATGACCGTTGGGACCAAAACAACCTCCTTACCCTCCAGAACATTCCAGTGACGGCGTTTGAGGTCATTAAGCAGTACCCGGCTTTCACGGTTACGGGACCGACCACGATTGCTGCCGGCGAGACGGCGGTTTTCACTGTCACAAAGTACCCGCCCGGCGAGACGAACTTTGGCGGCGGCGTTTATGCCTATGCCAACGGCGTTTACTTCGCGAGCGGCGGACTGATTGACGCCACCAACCCCCTGAAGCTGTCGTTTGATACCCCGGCAACTCCCGGCGTGTTCACGATCAGCTTTCAGCACGGCGACCAATCTTGGACAGTACCTCCTGATTTAGTTTTGACCACGAATTGAAAAATGGCATTTCCAATTGGCTGGGCATATCGACGAGAGCTAACGGACGGGGCCGCTACAGCGGTCACGGACCATCAGGTTTTGATCGTCCTTACGTCGGCCAACTTCGATTTCTCCCACGCGCAGGCCAACGGCGACGATATCCGCGTGTGGGACGCAACAGCCGCCGCCCTTGTGCCGCACTGGATTGAGGCATGGGACGCCAACGCTCAGACGGCGCGTATTTGGTTTAAGACCACCGACATCACTAACGAGCACTGGCTGTACTTCGGGAACGGATCGGCCACTGATGCTTCCGACGGCGACGAAGTGTTCCTGTTCTTCGATGACTTTGGCACGCGGCGAGTCAATGAAGGAACATGGGAAACGCTCACCGATTTTCCAATAGCCATCGGGCAGGGGGCGGCGGCAGTTCTGGGCGATTATCTTTACGCTGGGGCCGGCGGGATTGCAGGTGCGCTGACTCCTAACTTTTACCGCTACGATTTAACACAAGGGCTTGGTGGCGTATGGGAGGAGTTGGCAGATATTCCGGCACCAAATGAGGCCGCAACGGGTGTTGAGAGTCCCACCTTAGATGCCGTTAGCGGCAAGCTCTATTTCATGGGCGGGCAAGACGGTGGCGTTCAGTACACAAACTGTTACGAGTACGACCCAGACTTAGACACGTGGACCACTAAGGCGGACATGCCGCAGGCGCGCGAGGATATGGGCTCGGCGGTTATCAGCAACCAAATCTACCTATTTGGAGGCCGGCTCCCGGACTTCATAGCTCCTGTTGATTTCTATACTCCCGCCTCAAACACATGGGACAGCACCACGGCCACAAACTGGCCGGCACCTCGGCAGCTTGGAAATTTCGCCTGCGCCTATAACGACATAGCCTACTGCATATCCGGCAGCAATAGCATGGTCGGGTATTCAAATGTGACCAACCCACAGTTGCGCTGTGATAGTTACACGCCCGCCACAGACACATGGGCGCAAATTGCCGACATTCCATTCGGAGTTAATTACAAGGAGGTCAACGAAGTCAACGCCAACCTGTACGTGATTGGCGGAACTAGGGAAGATGCATCCTCGGCTTGCCCTTATTTGCAAATCTACGATGTGGCCGGGAATTCGTGGGTGTATGGCACGGCGAGGCTAATTGCCCAGAATTGCACGGGCGTACACAACGGCAAAATATACACGGTATCTGGCAACACTGGCGTCCTCCTAGTCCCAAAGGTTGCCAGATTCACGCCTAACGCGAGCTTCGCACCCACCTCCGCTGCTGCGTCACTGGACGCCGCCAAGTGGACGCTCGACACCAAGGGCAGCGGCGGAGTGAATACCCAACTCAATAATAGCTCTACGTCGCTGCTGCCGACGAATCTGACGAATAGCTCGGTCACGCTAATCAGCGTGCCGACTTTCACCAACGGCGTCGTGATTGAGTTTTCCCGCATTTGCGGTTCGAACTATTCGCACTTTGGATTAGGGGCTGGGGTGATGGTCGATGGTGCCGGTGGCACAACCAACTGGTTCAGCAACATGAAGCGGGATGGTTACGCGGTCTACCATCAGGGCATTCAGCAAACGGCTGCGAATATGGCGTTTCTGTACGAAGTCCCAACGGCTGGAGCGCCCGCTGCGATTGGGGCCGGGATCGCTGGGCCGCTTGACGACGGTGGGCGACACCGCATGTCGCTGTCGTATAGCGCAGCCGGTGCAATCGTAGTGAAGAGAAACGATACGCAGTGGTTTTCGGCCAGTGACTCGACGTTCCTATCGACTGCCAAAAATTTCTGGATCACTCAAGGGAAGTTCACGAATGGTGCCGGCCAGCAGCAGGTAATCGACTGGGTGTTTGCCCGCACGTTGGCGGCCACTGAGCCGAGCATCAGCTTGGGGGCGGAGGAGGCAGCGCCGGCGAGTGGGGGCAGCAGCAGCCATTCCCGCATGATGCGGCTGCTAAGGCCATAACTTTTTGAAAGTTTAAGCATATGACCACAAAACGCATTGGAAGTTCTGGAATGAACGACGGACTGGCCCGCAAATGGGGAACGGTGTCGTTGGCTATCAATTCCACGATCGGCAGTTGCGACGTGCTGGACGTGCGCTCGGGGGCAGACTGTTTAATCGAGATTCCGACCGGCGTTACCTCAATTACGTTCTGGGCCTGCGATACGGAAGGCGGAACGTATCGGGCTGTTTACGATCACGAGGGCAACGCCGCCACGATCGCGACCACGGCGGATCGGTGGTACTCGTTCCCGCCGTCCTGCTTCGCCGCAGGGTTCGTGAAGATTGTTTCAGCCGGCGCTAATGGCACGGCTAAGGTGCAGGGCAAAAGCTAATTCCTCTTTTCCGAAAGGAAATGTTCATGGACCCGCATAATGTCCACCGCGATCTGTACGAATCGGATCACCTGCTGCCGGACCCCGGAAATGGCAGGACGATTCGCGTGGATGGCGACCTGCAAATCTGCGAGATGGTCTCCACCGCCGCTGAGACTCGGACGCTGGCTGCTCCGACCAAGCCGGGAATCCGGTTCGCCCTGCGCCTAATGACGGATGGCGGCGACATCCTCGTAACCGCCGAGAACGGATTCAACGTCGAAGGCGATACGGTCGCGCGTTTCGCCGACGCCAGCGATCTGCTGCAACTCATGTCGGTGGAGTACACCGCGCCCACTGCTACTGCCAGGGCGACTTACCGCTGGCAGGTCATGGAAGGCAACGTCGGCGTTTCGATTTCTGCTTAGTTCCTCTTTTCCGAAAGGAAATGTTCCTATGTCAACTTCCCTCAACATCCACCATCATCTTTATCGCGGGCCGAAGATCCTCACCGATCCAGGCAACGCGGGGATCATTCGCGCCAACGCGGACTTGCAGATTTGCGAGATGGTGTCCGGCGCTTCCGGTGAAACCAGAACCCTCGCCACGCCCACGAAGCCAGGAATCCGCTTCACGCTTCGGTTAAAGACGGACGGAGGCGGCGATGTGGTTGTAACGGCTCCCGCCGGCCTGAACGTGGCCCTGGAAACGCAGGCGACGTTTGCGGACGCAAGCGATTTCCTGTCGCTGATTTCGGTCACGATCTCCGCTGGGTCACACCGCTGGGAAGTTTTGGAGGGCAATGTCGGGACGGTGGTTTCGTCCACGTCGCCGTCCAGTTCCCCATCCACGTCGCCATCGGCTTCCACGTCCAGTTCGCCGTCGAGTTCCGTGTCGAGTTCGCCGTCGAGTTCTCCGTCCGCGTCGGTTTCGAGTTCTCCTTCGGCAACGTAGCCATGCCAGACCTGACCATCATTTTCCTGACAACAAACGCCCTTCCTTCCAGGTGGGAGAAAGTTCACCTGGAGCATCTGCTGCGCGCAGCAGACGGGCGGCCGATGGTGGTCATTTCCAAGGAGGGGATGGAACTGGACCGGCCGAACACGACGTACCTCATTCAAGAGGGGCCGTTCTGCGCCTGGAACGTGTACCGACAGCTTTTGCGCGGGGCGAAGCTGGCCGAAACGAAGTACGTGGCGGTCGCGGAGGACGACACGCTCTATCCCGCGAGGCACTTCAACGACTTCCGACCGCCGGATGATGCGGTGGCCTATGATATGTCGCGTTGGTCCGTATTTTCTTGGGCGCAGAGGCCGTTCTTCTCGGCGATTCGGAAGTACGGCAACTTCACGATGATCGGGCCGCGGCAGTTGGTGATCGACGCCCTGGAGGAGCGCGAGAAGAAGTACCCCAACGGGAAGGACTACACAGGGGAGATCGGGCGGTCGGAAGTGGAGCGGATTCTGGGGGTCAAACGGAACAAGCTCGTGGAGTGGCACTGCATCGAGCCGATGGTGAACCTCTGCCACCCGCAAGGGCTTTCGCCTACCTACGTCAACACGCCGGGCCTGGAACGGAAGCCGGGAGAACTGAAAGCGTGGGATATTCCGGTGTGGGGCAAAGCCTCGGACATCGCAGCCATTTACAACCAGGGGGTAGCGGAAGATGCTCGATCTTCGGAAACACCTTGAGAAGCACTTTCGCTTCATGGGCGGCAAGGACAACCTACCGCTCTTGGCGACTCCCCTCTCGCGCCGGGAAGGCGGCCGGGTGGCCCTGGCGCGAACGATGCGCGACATGGGGCTTGTGAAAGCTGTCGAAGTGGGCTGCCGCTACGGGGCTTCCGCGAAGCTCTGGCGCGAGCATATCCCAGACTTGGACATCACCTGCATCGACCCGTACCGGGCCTATCACCGGGTTTCGCAGGAGCGGCAGGACTTGATCTACGCCGGGGCACAGGAAAACGCCGCGAACTATGGGTTCAAGATTCTCCGCAAGCCCAGCCTCGACGCGGTGGACGATTTCGCGGACGGTTCGCTCGATTGGGTCCATATCGACGGGGACCATTCGTTCGACGCCGCGGTGCGTGACATCATCCAGTGGGCGGCGAAGGTCCGCGAGGGTGGGCTGGTACTGGTTCACGATTATTGCTCATTCGCCATGTCGGGCGTCATTCCGGCGGTGGACTCCTACACGCACTGCCACTGGATTGACCCGTGGTACGTGACGCGGGATATGGAACCGACCGCCTTCTGGCAGCGGGGAGCGGAAAGGGCGGGGCTGGGATCGTGACGATCAAATTGAGCATTGTCATTCCGGTATTCCAGTCGCACGAAGTCGTGCGCCGGCAACTGCTGCACTTTTACAACATCGGACTGCCTGGTGACACAGAACTGATTCTGGTGGACGACGGCAGTGACCCGCCGATTGAGAATCACTTCAGTCAGCTCGCGAAGATTCACCGAACCAACGACAGGCGACCGTGGACCTGGGCGCTGGCTCGGAACGCAGGGGCGCGACTAGCGACTGGCAAATACTTATTGATGTACGACCTGGATCACATTGCCGACCGCAAGCTGCTGGACTTCGTGAGGGGATTCACCGGCATTAAAGTGCAGTTCAGCCGTGAGTTCGGCATCCTCGACGAACGCGGGCGATTAACCCAAGACCGGGACGTGCTCGCGGAGTACGGCCTGCCGAAGAATCAGGGATTGAAGCTCGGCCCACTCCCAAACAACTTCGCCATGCGGCGGGATGTGTTCTGGGAACTGGGTGGCTACCGGGAAGACCTCGTAGAGAAGCCTTACCCACAAGGCGAGGACCGGGCCTTTCGCAGCGCCTGGCGGACGTATGAGCTGAAGCACGGTGGCGAAGGTTCTATGGTCTGCGCGCACCGTCCGAAGATGCTCATGTTTCCAAACGGCAAGTACGTCGGCGACGTGGACGCCGACCCGAAAGGGCTGTTCCACAAGCTGACGCGCAAGACCAAGCGAAATTTCTGGCATCAAGAGCAAGAGAGGAAAGAGCGTGTCGAAAGCTAAGCTTCTGTCCGTGATTGTGCCGGGGCGCAATGAGGAATTCATGCGGCACACAGTCGAGGACGTGCTTGCGCACAGTCGCGAGGACACCGAGGTAATCGCAATCAACGATGGCTATTGGTGCAATCCGCCACTGGTTCAGAACCCACGATTGCAGGTTGTCCACTTTGGTGAGTCAGTAGGTCAGCGAGCGGCGACGAATTACGGTGCAGCGCTCAGCCGGGCGAAATATATCTGCAAGCTCGATGCCCACTGCGCCGTGGAGGACGGCTTCGACGTGAAGCTGATCGCGGACATGCAGCCCGACATGACGATGATTCCATCGATGCACCGCCTGCACGTCTTCGACTGGCACTGCAACGGCTGCGGCGAGAGGGAGTATCAGGGAACCCGCCCCAAGGAATGCAAGGAGTGCAATGGGACGGATTTTACGATGGCGATGGTCTGGAATCCGCGGTTTGAGTATCCCGCCACGACCGTCTGGCGATTCGACAAGGCGCTGCACTTTCAATACTGGCGCGGGTACAGGCACACCGACGCATACAAAAAGCAGGAACCGAGCGGCGTTGTCGAGACGATGAGTTGCATCGGGGCCTGTTTCCTGATGGAACGCGAGCGGTTCTGGAAACTTGGCGGCATGGACGAGGGGCACGGTTCCTGGGGGCAGTACGGAACCGAACTGGCCTGCAAGGCATGGCTCTCCGGGGGCCGGATGGTCACTTCGCTCAAGACCTGGTTCGCCCACCTGTTCCGCACCGGGAACTTCGGCAAGGACGGCGAATCATCCTGGCCTTACCCGATCAACCAGAGGCAGATCGACGCAGCGCGGGCGTACTCGCGCGAACTATGGCTAAATGGCAAGTGGCCCCACGCAGAGCGTCCTCTGTCCTGGTTGATCGAACATTTCCGTCCCATTCCTGATTGGCATTAAGGAATCCAATGGCACCTATATACCTGACTCAGCAAGGGAGCAAGTCATGCCTGAAAAAAAGAAAAAGTTGACCAAAAAGCAGGAAGAACGCCGCGAAACACTGCGTTGGATTCTGCAGGATCAGGATTGTGGCCGTTTCTACTCGCATGAGCAGCGAATGGCGATGACCGACGAGCTTGAAAAGTTGGAAGGTGTCAAGATTCCAAGCAACGGACTATGGGCCGCTGGACCTAGATGAGCCAAGTATATAGGTGCCAATCCAATGCTATTCGCCCAAATCGCTGATCCGGTCACGATTACCGTGCTCATGGAAGAAATCAAAAAGCAGGCCGCAAAGTCCGACCAGAGCGGAGTGATTTACCTGTTTGTGTTGGTGATGGTCGTGGCTGGGATTGGAGCATTTTTCGTGCTGCGGTACATGCTAACGCACGCGCGCGAGATTCACTCCGAAGCGAACAAGACCCTGCTGGACATCAGCGCCAAGCATGAATCGCGTTGCTCATCGCTGACCGACGCGTTTTCCACGGAGTGTGCAGAACTGCGAAGGGTGATTCTGCGGATTATGAGCGATGCCCGCGATATGGTTCACGCTGCGCGAGACATCGCTGGCGTAGCCGTCAACCAGAAGGAATTGCTTGAGCGCATGAGTAAAGCCGAAGCAGAAGCGAAGAACAAACGCGACCGGGACAGCCCGGTTGATCCGTGATGCCAACCAAGGACATCCTATTCCCGATGCGGGGAGTGGTTCGACGCGAATCGCTTCGATCCACTCCCGATTCGCGCGGACCGTGGCCGAGTCCGTGGGCAGTCAATGTCCGCGTGGAAGATGCTCTCGACCGTCGCATGAGAGGCGGCAGTCGTCCTGGTCTGACCAAGTTCGTCAACGACGACCTGGGGACCACGATCTCCGATATGGTTTCGATCAACGTATCGAGCGCAGCCGGCGGGGCCAGCGAAGTCCTGCTCGTGCTGGTGGATTCTTCGATCAAGGTCGTCGAGAACGGCACGGTAACAGCGCTGGTCGCTTACCTCACGAACGAAGCCGGCCAGACCATCACCAACGAAGACGAAGTGCCGATCACCGTTGGCGAAGGCTCTGTTCCTGCCACTGGGTTTCTCGTCGCGGGCCAGCAGAAGGTGTTCGCGGTGACGACCAGCGGAGTCACCAAGATCGACCCCAAGACCGGGCAGGTGGATAGCCTGGCGGCCAGTGCCGGCACGATTCCCACGAGTTGCACGTTCGGGGCGATTTACCGCGACCGGCTCTGTCTCTCCGGGCAGGATAACGCCATCTACATGAGCCGGCAGGGGGTTTACGGCGACTTCGACTTCGGGGTTGATTTCTCTGACCAGCAACGGGCGATTCCATTTCAACTGGCGCTGAGCGCCGACGTCGGGGCGAGGCCCACGGCGATGATTCCGTGCATGGACGCCTACCTGATCTGCGCCACGGCCCGCAGTCTGTGGGTGGTTCAGGGCGACCCGACCAGCGGAGCTTTGCGCAGGATTTCCGAAACGGTGGGGATCATCGGTTCTAAAGCCTGGGTCAAGGTGGATGGCACGATCATCTTTCTGTCCGAAGACGGGCTGTATCAGGTGCAGGCTGATGGCTCCGGCCTGACGCCCCTGACGCTGAACGCGATTCCCGACGAACTGCGGGACATCGACACGAGCACGACGACAGTTTCGTTGGGTTGGGAGCAGGACCGGCGAGCATTTCACATCTATCTCCGCACCGCAGGCGGAAGTGACACCCACTGGGTTTACGAGACCGTTCCGCAAGCGTTCTGGCCAACGTGGCTTCAGGACAACCATTCTCCCCGCGTGGTCTGCCAGCACGACGGCGAACTGCTGCTGGCCGGTGGGGACGGTTACATTCGCAAAGTCACTGGAGACAACGACGATGGCGCGGCGATTACATCGCACGTCGTCTTCGGCCCGATCCGCCTGGGAATCAAAGGGTTCTATGGCCGCATGATAAATCTGCACGCCAGCCTTGCGGCCGGTGGCGGACAGGTCAACTGGCGCATTCTGACGGGGGACACGGCGGAAGAAGCGGCCGATAACGCGAAGACGGCCATCGAGTCCTTCCGCAGCGGCGCGAGCTATTCGAGCCTGGTAAAACAGAGCGGCAACTGGAAGGCCGGGCGGTCGATCATGGTCTATCCGCGAGTGCGGGGAATCTGGTGTTGTCTGTGGTTGCAATCCACGGACAAGTGGGCCTTTGAAAGCATGATGTTCGATACGACGAGTTGAAATGGCACGATCAGGACAATGGCGCGGCGGTGACGACGGGGTAGTTCCGGGCGGCGTGGTGTCTCAGTCGAGCAGCCCGTCCGCTTCGCCTTCCACGTCGCCTTCGGCTTCCGTGTCAGCCTCTCCCTCAACTTCGCCTTCGTCTTCGGCATCCGTAACGCCATCCTCGTCACCGTCTCGTTCGCCGTCGTCCTCCAAATCCTCGTCGCCATCGGTTTCACGATCAAGTTCGCCTTCGCATTCGCCCTCAGCCTCCAGGTCAAGCAGTCCGTCGCGCTCGGCTTCCTCGTCACCGTCAGCGTCCGCGTCGGTATCGCCTTCAGGCACGCCGTCCAGTTCTACGTCGTCGTCTCTCTCCGCAAGCCCGTCGCACAGCCCTTCAGCGTCACCTTCGGCGAGTTCATCGAGCACTCCGTCGCCTTCCTCATCGCGTTCCAGCAGCCCGTCGAAAAGCACGTCCGCTTCGCCGTCTGCCACGGCGTCCAGCAGCCCGTCCGCGTCATCGTCACCCTCTGGCTCAGTTTCCAGCAGTCCGTCCACGTCACGCTCGGCGTCGGTGTCGAGTTCGCCGTCGAGCAGTCCGTCTCCTTCAGCCTCGGTATCCTCGTCTCCTTCGGGAACGCCATCGTCCAGTCCTTCAATATCTTCGTCGGTGTCGAGCACGCCTTCCGCCAGCCCGTCCATATCACCCTCCACGTCGCCATCGACTTCAGTTTCGGCCTCGCCATCGACTTCAGTTTCGGCCTCGCCATCGAGCACTCCATCGGCGTCGGCGTCGAGCAGCCCATCCGCAACGTAGGAGCACGAACAGATGCCAAAGTTCAGCGAATTTGTAGGGTCGCTCACGGTCGATACGATCGGCGGTTCCGAGAAAATCCCCGTCATCGACACGACGCCATTTTACGTGACTCCCGCTCTGCTGTTGACGTACATCAACGCCGCTCAAGTCGCGGCCACTGCCGAGACACCGACGACCGGGGACATTCTGCACGGGGACCGGGCAGGGACGATCAAGACGTTCGCCTTGGACGACGTGGCCGATTACGCCCTGGAACGGGCATTTGATTCGACCGTCGTTGACTCCATCGTGACCGGCGATCTGGTGGTGATTGAGCGTTCTGGCGTGGCGAAGACGATCACGGCCGACGACCTGCAAACCTTCGTACTTGATGGGATTCAGGCAGACGTGCTCGACCTGTCGGGGCTTGCTGCGGCCACACTGGGAGCGACTGATCTGTTCGTCGTGTGCCAGACGACGACGCCGAAACAGGTCTCGCTGGAGGACTTGGAAACGAAGCTCTGGACGGACTTCGCTACCTACGTCGCCGCCCTGACAGAAAACACCGCGGTAGTCGATGGCGACGTGCTCTACTCGATCCAGGGCGGGGTTCCGAAGTACGTGAACGCAGATACCCTGGCTGCTTACTTCCTGGCAGAAATCGGGGCGGCGGTTATCGACTCCGCCTGGGATGCCAGCGTGGTCGATCCCGCTCTAAGTACGGACGTGATGGTGTGTCAGAGGTCGGACGTGCAGAAGACCGTCACGGTGGACACCGTTTCTGATTTCGTGCTGGCGGCACTGGGGGCCAGTTCCGCAGTCAGCCCGGTTGCGGCCAGCGACAAGTTTACGCTCTACCGCAGTTCCGTCGCCAAGACGGCTGACATTGCCGACATCGTGGCCTACGTTCTCACTCAAGCCTGGAGCCAAACCAGCGTTGGAACGATCAACACTGGCGACGAATTGGTGATCGGCCGCAGCGAAGTGAGCAAGACGACCACGGTGGACGCCTTGGCTACGTTCGTATTGGACGGAGTGCAAGCGGACGTGCTGGACATTTCCGGTTTGGATACAGCAACTCTAGGAGCGACCGACAACTATTTGGTGGTGCAATCCGGCGTCGGCAAAAAGACCACGCTGACGGCCTTGGAGACGAAGTTAAACGCGGACTTCGCCACCTACGTCGCGGGCCTGTCTGATACTGGGACGCTCCTCGCCACTGACAAGTTCTACATCCTCGTCTCAGGCGCTCCGAAGTATTGCACCGGCCTGGAAATCGCCACCTATGTTGAGGCGACGATGTGGGGCGCAAGCGCTGCCGCATCAGTCGCCGCCACCGACACGTTCTTGATCGACCAAAGCGGCACGAAGAAGGAAGCCGCTATCAGTCAGTTGCAGACATTCCTACTGACTGGCCTGCAAGCGGACGTGCTCGATATTTCGGGGCTCGACTCCGCCACGGTGGAGGCCGCCGACGATCTGCTGGTCTGCCAGTCGGGCGTGCCGATGAAGGCGACGGTCGATGACGTGGGAGAAGTGATCCTGGCGGGCGCGGCGACCTACATCGAAACGCTTTCCCAGGCGGCCCTGGCCGATACCGACAAGCTGCTTGTATCGCAGGGCGGGGTGGCAACGTACACAGCGCTCAGCGCGCTGGCGGATTACATCGTCGCTGCGAGCACTGAACCGTCATGGACGACCGTTTCCGGTACGAAATACACGGCCACGCCAGCGAGCACGTCCAGCGTGACCTTCTCCGACACCAGCGACCTCGCCGTAGGAAGGCCGGTGCGCTACACCTACAACGGGACAACCTATTACGGCATCATCACGGCCGTCTCAGCCAATGCCTCGATGACCGTGGCCGGCGCTCCACTGGATGTAGGCCACGACCTCACGGCTTTGGAAATCGGAACCCCGGCTCAAGTGGTTGCGATGGACCTGAAGGTTGCCGGAACCTACGCCGACAACGCCGAGGACATTCTTGCCGCAGAGGGGAATCAGTATGTTCGCTGGCGAAGGTCAGCCGCTTATCTCGTGGCGATTTCCGCCACGCACAAGACGGCGGACACCGGCGCGGCTCAGCCGAAGCTGAACATGAAGGTGGCCGGAAACCTCGTATCCACGCAAGACAGTAACGCGGGGTTGCAGCTTTCGACTGCCGGGGCCTGGGTGGACGGCTCGGCGGTGGCCATCTCCACCTCGAATTACGACGTGGCTTGGAGCGACGCGATTGAACTGCGCTGCACCGCCCCAGGGACCAATGGGGATGCCTTGGACCTGAGCGCGTGCTTACTTTTCGTACTGGTGTAAGGAACAGCAAATGACAACTCCGAATTTGCCGCAGTTTAATCCCGGCGGGCAGATGACCCACAACATCCCGCCGCAGTCCTATTCATCTCCGTTCGTCCCCGACTGGTTCACGGAGTCGTATGTAACCGGCATCGACCGTGAAATGATGGGCTGGCTGACGGCTCAGGGATGGCAGGTGGCGTCAGTCTCTTACGACAGCAGCACTTCACCGCCGACGCCCCAATACTCGATGGCCAAGCGGAGCATGAACAATTGGCTCATCCTCCAGCAGTTGATGAACACGCTGACGGTCGCCTTCAACGAAGGCCGCGGGATGAACTATCTCCGCTACAGAGATATTGTCACCGTCTGGAATCGCGCCTTTGCGCAATCGCAGCAGCATTACGACAGCATGAACGCCAAGTCGGATGCCGACGTGGTGGTTTACATGTCCGCGTTCACGAACGATCTGGACGCCATCTCAACCCAAATAGGACTGGCCCGCAGTGAGGCGCTGGCCGAGTCCGGTAGGGTTGCGGTTCAGCTCGACGCCTATGTAAACAAGCTCACCGAGATTGAAGAAAACTACGAGGGCCACTCGGCAACTATCTCGACATTGCTAACGCAGCAGAGTGACGCCTTGGCGGTTTATTTGGCCGATTTCGGCGCTGAACTTGACGCACTGGACGCGGAATACCTGACACACACGGGAACGCTCGATGATCTTCTGGCCGGAATGACGAGCGACCTGGAAAGTCATATTGCCGAGCAACTGTCCCTGACCGACACGCTGCTGACCGACTACACGGCCCACGCTTCCGCCATCAATGCGCTGAAGACCAGCGCCCAAGCGGTGCTGACGGCCCACGGCGCCCAAGTCGAGACGCTACTGACCACGATCCTGTCCGACTACAACTCTCTGTCCAGCTCAATCGGTGCGCTGATTACCAGCATCCAAAGCGCCTTCAACAGCCATCAGGTCAGCTACGAAGAAATCCTGTCCTCGTTGACGGCCGACTTCACGACCCACGCCAGCACGGCCCGCGCCTTTCTGACCGACCTGGGCGTGACGGAACTGGCCAGGATCAACGAAGCCTTCGACGCCCGATTGTCGGAAGTCGCGCAAAATCTGGTCGATCGTGGGTTCTATTCGTCGGCAGTCCTGAACGACCACCAGGATCGCGTCGAGCGGGAGAGGAGCCAGGCCATCGTGGAACTGAACGACCGGCTGGCTCGGGAGAAGCTGACGAACCAGCATCAGCTATTCGAGCAGCAGGACAAGATGCGCGCCCGCAGCATGGAGGGCCGAGACCGCCTGCATGGAATTCAGCAAGACGTGCTCCGGTATCGAGCCCAGTCAGCGCATCAGTTGTTCGGGGAACTGCAAACCGTTAGGGACCGCACGCTGGCGGCGCGAACAACGGTGTACGGACTCAAGGATCAGTTCACCCGCTTCCAAACGGAAGTCGCCTCGAATCTCGAAAGCCGTCTGACGGCGGTTAGAACCCGGACGATGGAGGCCGTGGATCGCGTCCAGGCGTTGCGGGACGCCCTCGATCGAGTGAAGCTCCAAAACGCAAGCCAGGTATTCGCGGAATTGTCCGCCATTCGCCGGCAACAAATCGAGCAGACGGTTCAATCTCACGCCACCGAGCAGGAAGTCACGCGCAACGAGACGGCCCAGCGCGATAAGTTGCTGGCCCAACTCAACGAAGCGGTGGCCGGCGTGCTCGACGGCAGGGCGAAATACTCGGCGATGAGCCTGCAAAAAGGACAATACCTCTGCGACATGCGGGTAAAGCTCAATGTGCAGCTCATGGAAATCGCCGCCCGCAGGTTGCAGGCGCAGCAGGGCACGTCTCAGGCCGAACTCGAATTGATGAAGTACCAAGTCGATAGCCG